CCACTCCCCAAATTCGCCCTATGTGAGGCACTTTTCACCGATTCCAAATTGACATCTCTGTATTGTCCCATGTTGGAGGTCTCGTTGTGGGGGTAGTGAAATGCAGAGGGCATTGTGGGCTTGTCCATTGTCTGACTACTTCCTGTTTAGATAGTGCGCAATGATGATGGGTACTGATGCGGCTAGGAGTTTGGCTGCAAGCGTGGGCGCATATACGGGCCTACACCTAGCACAGTGCGTGCCATCGCACCTATGCATGATTGGCGTCATTGCGCGCATCCCACTTATTGAGGGGTATGTATGCGAGGCGCACAATTGCAGTAGGCACAATGACGGCCAAGGGTAGAGCAATGCTCAGGGTCAGTATGTCCACGAGTGCGGTGCTCATGCGCGAATACCACGCATGCGCTTGTCGAGGCGGATGATGGCCTTGCACATGATGATGAACTGAGCAATGCCAGGCACAATGAAGAGCACCACGAACGCAGAAGCAAACACCATGACGATGAATAAGAAAATGTAAGCATCGTACATGTGCGTGTGGATGAGCATTGTGATCTCCTTGTGGCGTGTACCCGGGGGTGGGTACTCATCCAGTGTAGTGGACATGGGACATTCCCCCTAGGTGTGTAGCCCCCCACATTGGGGGACATTTGGGTTAGATCGAATTGCGAGCAATAGTGGGGGGTGTGGGGATTGTGCATTGAGCCATGATGACTCAGCTTTCGAGCTGGCTGAGAATTCACCTGAAACAATCGAAAAAACTTGACTCAAGTGGGGTGCGGCGCCTCTACATAGCCACGAACGAAATATCAAAATTTTTTCAAAATCCCCAGAACACTTCCCCAAACGCTCCTCCACTACATGCCGCAATCGGCATATGACTTCTGGGTCGCGGAGCTGTAAGCTCAACATGTGCGCACACCAGCGCACCTAAGACAAAGGTAGGTACACAATGAACGAGGACGCCCCACAGCTCAAGAGCACCACGTACAACGGCGATGATTTTGTCGTCAGCATTGAGGACGCACAGCTCGTCGTGGCGCGCTTTGGTGGTCTGGTCGAGGATGGCGGAGGCATTGAGGATGGCGAGGTCAACATGTACATGAAGATGCTCTGCCTCGCGCACGCCAAGGTCATCACGAATCCCGAAGAGGTCGAGCCCGGCGACATTGTGACGCAGATGTTTGCTGGTCACACGTGGACCGGGGCCGCGTACAAGGCACCGCTCATGGAGCACATGAGCGTCGGCGCGTTTGGCATTAGCCCCAATACTTTCGTCGTGGCGCTGCGCCTGCCGGACCCGAACGAGCCGATGCCGCGAGACTGACCCCCACCCCCATAGAGAGGTACGACATGCAGCAATTTGCACCACGGGTCCCCATGCCCAAGATGACGGAGGAGGAGACAATCTCCCGGATGCGGCTCGCCGCAACTCCCACGATGACTGCGGCTTGCATCACGCCGGATCGACGGCAGCGCCACGCGCCCAAGAACGTCAAGATGTTCGTACGCAAGCGCGACAAGTACCGCTGCGTGGTTTGCGGACGCCGCAACAACCTGACGCTCGACCACATCTACCCGCGCGGATTCGGCGGCTGCTCGCACGCGCACAACCTGCAAGTGCTGTGCCTGAAGCACAACCTAGAGAAGGGGCTACAGAAGTTCAACCCGCCGAACGACCGCGCATGATGTTTCACGTGAAACATCGCATATGCCGCAATCGGCATGTGACATCGGACACTCCAACTGGTAGTGTCTAACTACGCACTCACCCCTAAGAGAAAGAGGCTTGGTACAATGCCTGGTACAAACCCCCGAATCCGACCGGCCAACTACGAGGAAGCTAAGCGAGTCACCGAGGCTCCCGTCGAGCAGTTCCTACACACGTTTGGCGGAGCGACCGAAACCGCCAAGTGCGATGCCGTGCTCATGCATGGCGTAATCGAAATCAACGATAAGACCGACGACGAAGCGGTTATGTGGGAGTGCAAGTGCCCGTACAACATGCGCCACGAGTGGCACCGTATGCCGGTCGAGACGCTGCACACCCAGCCCGCGCCGGAGTTCCAGCTTGTCGGCGTCAGGATCCCGGAGAAGGTGTCGCTGGGATTCGCTGACGGCTACGCGAAGTCGATCCTCGCGACCGACCGCATGGACAACGAAGTGGGCGGCCGCATTCGCGTGCTGAAGCTCAGCGACGTGGCGAAGATCATCCAGCCGCTTCTTGACGAGCTGAACCTGCCGCGATGAAGCGCCGCTACATTGACGTCACCGAGAAGCTGAAGACGGCCGACACGGAGCAGGGGCGCGCGTACCGGTTCCTCACGAAGCACGACTCCTGGAAGTGGACCTCCGTTCCCGTCGAGCACCTGCCCGGCATCGTCCGCGATCACGACCTGGATTTGGTCAACGTTCACCTTGCCGGAATTCACCTGGCGGCGGGCGAGGTCTGGGAGATTCCGGTGCTGCTGCGAATCACCGGCAACGGTGGAAAGCCCGGCGCGTCACGGAGCTGGCTCTTTGAGGGCGAGCCCGAGACGCCGCCGATGAAGCCGGAGCTTGCGTACGACTTTATTCCCGACGCCGAGGGAAATGGACTCCACTTCCGCTACCTTGACTGCTTGTACTGCAATTACGACCAGCACTACTGCCTCGGCTGCGGAGAGCCGTTGTCGCACAATGGCTTGGAGCACAACAAGACCACGAACACGTGGCACGAGCACAAGGGATGCACGGATTGAGCAAGCGAGAGCCCAAGGTCCACAAGATCGGCAAGCGCCTGAAGCTGGTCTTTTTCGGATTCGAGAAGGGCGAGAAGTTCTACACCAAGGTCAAGATGATTAATCGGACCGTCTGGTTTGTCGGCCCCGTGCGAATCTTTTGGAGTAGGCTGAAGTGAGCATTGGGATCCCGAAGCCGTCGATCAGCCTCAGCGTAGAAGAGGCCGAGGCTGCCGCAGACGCAATGAGTGCGGCCGAATCCGAATTCGGATTCTGGCCGCACCAGACTGAGATCTACGAGAAGCTAACTGAGTTTGTGGAGGCGAATAAGACATGAGCGACGTAGAGAAATTTGCGTTGCTCGCAGGGTATAGATAACTGCGGAGCGACCCAACGGGACAGGCTACCGAGCTGTGCGCCCTGCTCAACAAGTTCCACAATCTTGCTGATTCGTTTGGCGAGTGGTCTAGGGATCGCAAGAGCCCGACCGAGCAAGCGGAGGAAGCGATTCTTCAGATTCAGAAGGAGTGCGGCTACGCACGCGTTTTTGAGCACGACCCGACAAAGCCGCTGCGCGAGCTGGCGCAGATGCTCCGCGACAGGGGGATCCGATGAGAGAGGTACGCCGCTTCTGCCGACGCGCGCTCTGCCACTGGTTCGGCCACCCGTGGCGGCGGTACCCCATCGGCGGCGCGGCCTTCTGGTGCTGCGACAGGTGCTACGTGGTGACCAGCGACAATCCGTACGCAGGACAGCCTTAATGGAGCTGGGTCAATTCCTGCACGAGCAGTTTAACCAAGCCGTAAAGGCCTGGAAGGACGCGGCGACGGCTGTGCCTATCGATGGCATGAGAATTTCACGAGCGCTAGAAGGCGTGAGCAATGCTAAAAAAGCGCTGGATGACTATCATGCCATGCTCAAGTATATTCCAATGATTTACCTTGTAATTAATTGCGCATGGATGGGTAGCACGTTTTTGCCCGAGTTTAAGCGCCAAGCGCCCAAAAACCACACAAAATAGGAGATAAAATGCGTTACGATGGTACAAATAACCAAGAATTGCTTGATTTTGTTGAATCTAAGCCCGCCCGCAGTCCCCGGGACGCCCGAATTGTCGAATATGAGGGACATTCTGGTGTAGTATTCAACAATATTGGAGGAATTCCGATCATTGTTGCCATTTTTAGCCCTGCTCAGGTCGATTTTGACGAGGCTACGAGCAGTTTTGTAGTTGTTGCGGAGGCTCAGTCGTGACCGAAGTGCAGTTCACAAGCGAAATGTATGTCGGTGTGCGCCAGCATGTTGGCGGAGACGATAGCGTTGTAGACGCTGCGCAGATTTCGCTGGCCTCAGTTGAGGAGCGCGCGGCAAAACATGAGCGCGAGATGACGCCGGAAAAGAGAGCCGGACTTATCAATTATCTCATGAAGCATCGCCACGGGACGCCTTTTGAGCACAACAGCGTGACCTTTGAGGTCCACTGCCCAATTGCAATTGCCCGCGAGTTCATGCGTCACCGCGTAAATTCGTACAACGAGAAGTCTGGGCGTTATTCCGTCATGGATGCACTGTTCTACATTCCCTCGGAAGAGCGGCCGATGAAGAACATTGGAACGTCCGCGCGTCCCGTCATGGCCCCCCTTGATTCAGAAACTCAGAACGAAGTAATAAAGAGCATGACGGGTGCAGCTGAAATTCAGTGGAGGTACTACGAGTCTCTTCTAAAGATGGGAGCTGCCAAGGAGGTTGCGCGATTTGTCCTCGGGACAAACATTATGACCTCATTTGTTGTCACCATGAACGCTCGTTCGGTCATGGCGTTTCTGAGTCTTCGCACGCACGAGCCTGACGCGACGTTCGTTTCGTACCCCCAGTATGAGATTGAGGAGGTGGCGCAGCTCATGGAGGCGTGGTTCGCGATCCAGTTCCCCGTCACTTACGCGGCGTTCGTCAAGAATGGTAGGGTGGCCCCGTGACTGACATGGTGAACCACCCGGCGCACTACAAGTTCGACAACGGCGTCGAGGTCATCGACCTCACGGAGCAGTTGACGTTTAATACAGGAAATGCTGTCAAGTACCTTTCCCGTGCTGGGCGAAAGTCGGCAGATCCAATTGAGGATTTGCGCAAGGCGCGGTGGTATGTTGACCGCGAAATTCTAAGAATCGAGAAGCAAAATGGAACGCAACCCGATAGCGATAGCTCAGTCGGAAGCACTGAGGAAGAGACTGATTCAGGAGAGCGACGACCAGCTCGCGCCGGAGGACAGGTCGAACTATCGCCCACCGACCGACGAACCCTCCGAGCAGCAGCAGACGCCGGGGTCGGAATCCACATCGTCTGCGGAAACGGGCCCGACTATTCCACTCCTGGAAGTACAGCCTAAGCCGTGAGCGTCATGGTTGAGTCGCTAGAAATAGGCGACCACGTTTCTATCGGTGAGCACGGGCGCGTGCATTGGGTAATCGACAAGATTCTCGAAGATGGTCGCGTTCATCTAAAGTCGGGCATGAGCGGAATTCGCAGCATGTCACACGCCGACGTGCTGAATCTCGTTTATCGACCCAGCAAGTCGAATGCCGATGCTGCGCGCGCGCAGGTGCTCCACATCCTGAAGGGCTCGCCTGCGATCAGCCTTCACCCCGGCGGCGCGATCATCCTCAAGCAGGATGGCCGGGAGTACATGATCGAGCTGAAGGCGTTTGACGTGACGAGCGACAACCGCATAGAGTAGGTATGCACTGATTGAACTCGGCTGCGAAGCAACGCCCCACCGGAAGTAGACGCCCTGTCACGGGTCCCGGTGGGGCGTTGTTGCGTTACACTGAGCCCATGTCTGACGTAGCCCTCATCGAGCCGGAGTCCACCAGCGACCTCCACCGCAACCGGATCCGCGAGTCCGAGGCCACGATGGACAAGGTTCCCGGCGGCGAGAACGGGCTTAATGCGCTCGACACGCGCCTGCTCGAAATGGCTGCGAATCGAAAGTCTCCTCAGGAAATGCAGGACGCAACTGGGATCCCGGCGGCTCGCTGTGCCCAGAGGGTGCGCGAAATTCTTTCCGCTCGCGACTGGCTAAGCCCGCTAGAGCGACGTGTTCTTATCATGGATGACTACGCAAAGCTGCGTACCTACATGATGGAAATGATGGATGCACAGCGAGACGGCATTCCCATGGTCGACAAAAAGGGATTTGGCATCGTTCTTCCCGCTGATCCTCGCTGGGCAGCGAATATGCTGAAGCTACTGAATCAGCTCGACTACATGATCGACCGCGATGCGGGCGAACTCGACAACACGCTTAACAAGGTCAAGCGCAATCAGGCCCGGCTTATGGTTGAGGCAATTGAGCTGGCGTTTGAGCGACTGACATTTGAAATTGAAAAGAAGTATCCAGGAGTTGAGCAGTCGGTGCTCATGGAATTTATGGAGCACGCGCTTCCGAAGGCAATTGCTCTCGTCGATTCTAGGACCGTGTAATGGTTGGATATCTTGGCACTCTCGAAAATGACGTGCTCGCGGAGTGGCGAGGAAAGTCTAAGGCAAAGATTTACCAGACGGACCCCGAAGCCTGGCTTTGGGACGTGCTGGGTACAAAGCTCTGGTCTCGTCAGTCTGAAATTACTGCGTCATTTGTGGAGAACGTCTACACCATCGTAAAGTCTTGCAACGGTGTCGGCAAGGACTTGGACGTGAATACGCCCCTGCCCACCCCTACGGGCTGGACGACCATGGGTAAAGTGCAGCCAGGCGACATGCTCCTCGACCAGGATGGTAAGCCGACTCGCGTTGTTACTAAGTCTGCTGTTTTTAACAAGCCGAGCTATCGGGTTACTTTTTCCGATGGTGCGTCAATTGTAACTAGCGACACGCACGAATGGGATACGCTTTCTCAGCGAGCCCGAAACCGCATTGCGATGCGCGTTCGCAATCGAGCAAGTCGAGCCGATCTTGATTGGCGCGACTGGTGGGGCGAGGCGGACACCGTTGAGACTCAGCAGATTGCGAAGACGCTTCGCGGCTCCTCTGCGCTTAACCATGCAATTCCGATCAACCGGGCACTTGAGCTTCCTGAGGCGAACCTGCCCGTTGATCCGTACATTCTTGGCGCGTGGCTTGGGGATGGGTCCTCCTCGGGCGCTGTGATGACCGTGGGCGACGACAGCCTCTACATTATCGACGAGTTCGCCAAGCGCGGCGTCACGCTGACCCACCAGCCGCACCAGGGCGTCTCGGGCCACTACTACTACACCTTCGCTTGGCAGGGCTTCACGCAGGCCGCTCGCGCGCTCGACGTGATCCACAACAAGCACATCCCTATGGGTTATCTCCGATCTAGCATCGCTCAGCGCATGGAGCTGCTTCGAGGCATCATGGACACGGACGGATTCTTCGCACATGACAGCACGTGTGGCGCGGACTTCATGAATGAGGATCTGGCATGGGGCGTCGTTGAGCTTGTGCGCTCGCTGGGCGTTCGCGCTTCAATTTCGCGCGAGCGTACCTACCTTAACGGTCGAGACGTGGGCCCGCGATACCGAATTGTCTTCAACATGATCGACTCGCCTTTCACGAAGGGTCAGTACAAGGACCTGGCCTTCCAGGGGTCGCACGCTCAGGGCTCGCGCCGAACCATTCGTACGATTGTCTCAGTCGAGGAAATTCCGTCGGTACCCACGCAGTGCGTAACCGTGGACTCCCCTCGAAGCCTGTACCTAGCATCGGAGTGGATGATCCCTACGCACAACACGCGCCTGGCCGGAGACCTCGTGACGTGGTTTGTCAGCGTGTTCCCCCCGGAGGAGACTTCGGTGATGGTGTCTGCTCCGATTCGCGAGCAGATCGACGTTATGATGTTCCGCTACCTGCGCGACAATTACAACCTCGCGATCGAGCGCGAGCAGCCGCTGATTGGTGAAATCACGAAGTGGCCGTACTGGCAGGTTGGCGCACCGCTCGACAAGAAGCTCGTGATGCCGAAGCGCCCCGCAGACGGCAACCTGATTTCGAGCTTCCAGGGTATTCACGATGGTCACGTTGCCGTCGTGCTCGATGAGGCTGGCGGACTCCCCGAGGATCTTTACATCGGCGCGAACGCCGTTACCACAAACTTCCACGCGCGCATTCTGGCGATTGGAAATCCTGACAAGCGTAACACGCCTTTCCACGAGCGCTTCACCGATACGGAGAAGTTCTCTAGCTGGAACCGCTTCACCATCGGAGCCGAGGACACGCCGAACTTTACCGGCGAGAAGATTTACGAGGACCCCGCAAAGGACGAGGACGTAAAGAAGCACCTTGTGCAGGTCTCGTGGGCTGTGGAAATGCGCAAGAGCGCGCGCCCATCGGTCGTCGCCGCAAAGGTGGACGGCAACTTCCCCGAATCTGACGACACCACGTTCTTTGACCAGTCGGTAATCAACCGCGGCTACAGCACGGAAATCGAGCCCGAGAGCACCGACTTTAAGTACATGGGCGTGGATATTTCCTACCAGGGCGAGGACCAGTCGGTCGCGTATATTAATCACGGCGGCCAAATTCGTATTGCAGATGAGTGGAACCGCTTTGACGGCGCAGAGCACATTGAGTCTGCGATTCGCATTCACAACAAGGCTTGCCAGGAGGGCGTGCAGGAAGTCCGAATCGACATGGCGGGCACGGGAGCGGGCGTCTACTCCAACCTGAAGATGCTCGATCAGTTTAAGGACAAGCCGTACGTGCTCATTGGAGTCAACGGCGCGAACCGCACACCGAACTCGAACCGCTGGCTTAACGCTCGCGCGTGGCACTACGACCAGTTCCGCACCGGACTTATTACCGGCAAGATCGACATTACGATCACCGATGTTGACCTGAAGAAGGAAATGGAGCTTCAGCCCAGCACTTTCACGAATCGCGGGCAGCTTCAGATTACTCGTAAGGACGACATGCGGAAGATGGGAATTAGCTCGCCTGACCACCTGGACGCGGCGATCTACAGCGCTATCGACACGACGCCCTGGACCGAGGGCGCGACGGCGGGCATGACGCCTGGCGAGACGGTCGTTCTCGACCCGTTCGAGCTGCTGATGATGGATCGCTACGGCCTGCCCGTGTAGGGTGTCCCCTATGAGCATGGACAGCCCGCAGCTTCGGTCAGCATCCCCCCTCGCGGGCGACCCCGAACTCGGTTCGCGAATTGAGGAGCTGGAAAATACTCTTTCTCTTGTCGCAACCGAGAATATTCACCTGAGCGAAGCGCTCAATAATATTGACATGATGGTCGATGCGCGCGGGTGGAAGCCGCTGTATGACAACAACGACGGTCAGGGTCTTACGCTTGCTCAGCTACACGACATTTCGCGTCAAATTCGCGAGCTGGCGATTGCCAACCCCTTGATTCGTCGCGGTTCCGAGCTTCGGAACATTGCGACGTGGGGCGGCGGCGTCGAATTTGTCAACGAAAAGAATAAGCCGCTGAAGAAGTCAGTGCAGAAGCTCATAAAGAGCAAGCGCAACCGTCGCTACGTCTTCAGCCCCGATGCATACGAAGAGCTTGAGCGCGCCGTATTCACGGAGGGCAACGTCTACCTTCTCGGCGACGACCGCACAAAGGAAATTCAGCGGATCCCGATTCGGGAGATTACGGCTGATCTTCGCAACCCCGACAACTACGAAGAAATTTGGGCATACCGCCGCGAGTGGAACCCGGATCCCTACGACAAGTCTCGCGTGAAGGTGCGTTGGTACTACACGGACATTCATGATGGGCGTCGTGCGACTTCGCTCAAGGTCGGTCAGGATCAAGTGCAGCAGGTCGATAATACCAAGACAATTATTGACGGCTCTTTCAATTCTCAGATCGGCTGGCCCTTCGGTGTGCCCGATGCCCTTTCTGTAATTGCATGGGCGCGACTGTATCGCGAATTTCTTGTCAATGGGTATGTAATGTCGCGGGCGCTTGCGCAGATTGCATTCAAGGTCATGGCGAAGACTGCTCAGGGCGGACAGAACGCCTCCGTCGAGGTCAACCAGCCCGGCCAGAGCGGCAGCACCGCAACGATGGGCGAAGGGCTGGACATGGCCCCCCTGGCGACCGCGGGGAAGGGCTACGACTTCGCCTCTGGCCGCCCCATGCTCAGCCAGCTCGCGGCGGCCCTCGGCGTGAGCCTCGTGGCCCTCACGGGCGACAGCGGGGCCGCCGGAGGGTCGTCGGCTTCGGAGCAGACGCTTGGCTCGCCTACGAGGCTCGTAGCAGCCATGCGCAGGCAGGCGTGGGACGAGTTCTTCGACCGGCTCTTCTCCTACCTCGGGCAGGATGACGTCAAGGTTATTTGGCACGATCTTTCTGACGAGCAGGTACAGCGCCGACTTCAGAGCTGGGTACTGGCGCATAACAGCGGACTCTTTAAGCCTGAAGTCGTGCAGGCTGGAATTGCTACTGAGCTTGGAATTAGCGAGTACGGCGAAATTCCTGAAGGCTATCTTCCGATGAATAACGTGAAGAGCGCGAAGGCGGCTCAGCTCGGCTCTGGCCAGGACGGGACGCAGGACACGAGCAAGACCGCCGGAACCGGCCAGGGGCAGAACAGCCCGGCAGGGGAAGCGCCGAATGACCACGATACGGACGAGAAGTAGCCAAATCAGTATGTAGCAAGGCTTGTACCGTGTATGCTCGCTCCCATGACCATGACAGCGGATCCGGTGCAGATCGTAGAGGCCGGTCCCCGGATCAGCCGCATTGAGGCCAAGGGTGGGAGCCGCTACCGCGCTCGCATCATGGGCTGGGAGCCCGGCTCCAACGCCATCGAGGGCTCGAGCGCTCAGTACCAGGTAGATGTGGTCAAGCGCGATTTCCCCGAGGCGTTCCCGGTTGGCACTCGAATGAAGGCCAATCATGACACCATGTGCGAGGCGGGCGGAGACATTCGCCGCGTGATGGCGCGGACGATTTCTGTTCCCGAGGCACAGGATGACGGCATGTACGCCGACATCGAAATTGGCGAAGAGTGGATTCGCTGGGTTGAGCAGTACGGCGATATCGTCGGGCTTAGCATTTGCGCCGCAGGTGAGCCTCTTTTGGAAGAGGACGAAGACGGCGACATGCGCGTTGTGCGCACTGAGGATGGTCGTCCAATTCTAAAGCGCTTTTTCTCTGCGGAGGAGAGCCCGTACAACTCGATTGATTTTGTTGAGGCCCCCGGAGCGGACGGTCGCATTGTTGCGGCTCTCGAATCCGCGCGTGAGCATCTCCCAAATTTGAACATTCGCGAGCAGGCCCGATTTGCGGCCGGACTCAAGAAGGTCAAGGAATCCAAGGCAATTCCGCCGCGGAGCAATGGAAAGGAAAACTCGATGGACGAGGAGACCAGGACTGCGATTGTGGAGGCAGTGAGCGGAAACGTTCAGAGCTTCCTCACTGAGCAGCTTGACGCTCGACTCCCCGTTGCCGAGGCCACGGAGATTCAGATGGAGCAGGTGGCCGAGGCTGCTATCTCTGAGGGTCTTTCCGCGGCTTCGCGCAGTGCGGTGTACGAGAAGGTGCGTGGTGGTATGTCCCAGGAGGATGCTATCGCCCAGGAGAAGGCGCGTCACGATGAGATCGTGAAGTCGCTGAAGGAGAGTTCTGTCGGAGATACTTTCTTCGCCGGGACGATCCACGAGAGCGGCGAGAAGTCGGCCGTTACGATCGAGTCCGCCGCGGACTTCGACAAGTTCCTTGAGGCTGAGGGGATCATCTAATGGCTATGAAGACTGTCAAGGACAGCAATCTTCCGATTTTCGTGAAGCAGGTCGAGGTTCCCGCGGGAACCAAGACTGGCGCTTTCGTTGTGGTCGGCTCGATTCGCGGACTTGCAATTCAGGACGCGCGCGTTGGCGAGAACGGAAAGTCCTACGTCACCGTGGACACCGCCGCCTACATTCGCATTGATGGCGTTGCCGAGGCTTTCGCCGTCGGCGCTCCCGTTTACGTGAAGACGGACGGCTCCTTCACGGGGACCGCAACCGGCAACACCGCAGTCGGTTACACCGACCGAGAGAAGCCCGCAGTCGCGGGAAAGCTTTTCGTTCAGCTCACGCCTGGCGTGACGGCCTAAGGAAATAGGTAAAAACAATGAGGTATGATATTGTTGAGGCCGCACGCCTTTTCAAGCGAGCGGAGAGCGGCGACCGTCGCGCTCAGTTCCAGTTTGCGGAGTCGATTTCTCAGGGTGACCTGATCGGCCCGCTCGTCCCGACGATTCGCAAGATGCTGAATACGGCAATTGCGAAGCGCGACACGATCTACCAGCGTTTCACGACGCGCGTTGGTCTTCCCCAGATTGACCGTGACGTGCAGATGGATACGTTCGGTTTCAACCAGGAGAACATTGCCGACCTGAACATGGGCGATGACTGGATGCCCGGCATGCTGCCGCGAATCGCAAACCGCGAGTCGTACCCGCAGATCGGTTTCCAGGCCAGCGAGAAGAAGACGCGAGTCTCGCTCGTTGGTGAGGCTTTCGGAATTGACTGGCAGGCAATTGTCAACAGCCGAGGAACGTCGATCAACCTCATTCGTGAGGCAGTTAATGCGTTCGCTGAGCACGTCAAGAACACGGACGACGCGTACCACGCGCTCGCCATTCTGACCAAGAGCGGTTTCAACACGGCCAAGGTCGGGACGACGGGGCACTCGATTCCGGGCAACCCCGCGCTCGACGACATTCTGATTCTTCAGTCCGCGATCCAGCAGGCCCAGAAGTTCCAGATCGACGGCGTGGACGTGTACTTCGACAAGTTCGCGCTCCTCACGGCTCCGGCGAATGTGGGGCAGATCAACCAGCTCCTCACGACCACGAGCATCACGAAGGTTCCCGCTCGTACCGGTGCGGATTCTGCAAAGACTTCCATCGAGTACCAGCAGACGATCAACCTCGGCGCAACCGTCGACGTTGTTCCCGACCAGTGGCTCACTGCCCGCAACAAGGACTTCGGCCGTGGCTGGATTCTCGTTCCGGTTGGCGGCCCGCGTCCGTGCGTCACGTCTAACTTCCTTGAGGGTTACGAGACGCCCTCCTTCTGGATCAAGGACGGAAACGCGCGACAGGTCACTTCTGGCGGAACTGCCGGTGGCGCTGTTTCGGAGCTTGAGGGCGACTTTGACTCCGACGCGATCCAGACGAAGGTGCGCTATGCCGCGGGCGGTGACGTGCTCTGGAATGAGGGCATCGTATACTCCGACGGCAAGGGAACCTGATAGACTGACCCCGCAGTACTCTTAGGGGTAAGAGAAAGCCGGAAGGCCCCCAGCGCTTATGTGCTGGGGGCCTTCTCGTGTATGCTGGACCCGCTAGCGCTCTCCGCCCTGGCTACCATCCCGCCCGGCGCTGGCGCTCCATTCCTTCCGCCGGGCGGGATGCTCATATCTAGGCTAGGATGCCCATATGCCTACTGCTAACCTCGGCGCATATCCGGTTGACGTGAAGACCCCCGTCGGCCTGGTGCGGCTGCTAATTGGCGACACCGACACCGCAGTAATTCGCACGAGCCCTGAGGGAACTCAGCAGGGCGAGTTTACGTGGTACAGCGATGAAGAAATTGACGCTCTGATTGGAGCCCACGGGGGTCCAAAGCCTACCGCTGTCTTTATCCTCAGGCTCATTGCCGTCAATACTGCAATGCTGCTTAAGCGATTCACGAGTTCGGACCTCGCGAGTGATGGACCGGCAATTGCTGACACCCTGCTCAAAGCGGCTGACGCAATCGAGAAGGCCAACAATAGCGCAGCCGCGGCGGAAGCGGCAAGCTTTTTCTCGATCACGCCGACCGGTCACCGACCGGAGCCCGTGATTGGCTACACGAATACGGACTGGGCCGCGCTCGGCCGAAACCTCGACAACGCGCAGAGAGTCATATAATGGGAATGTGGGCCAACTTTAAAGGCCGCAATCCTATAGAGCCAAATGTATCATTGATTGCCGCCGAGATGCGACCTGCGCTTTATGCGTGGTTTACTGCTCATATTCAGGTGCTAGATCCCAGCTTAAAGACAGTGACTGATTATGACCCGATCACAGACGAGGGCGGCTCGTTCGCTGTGCCTAGAGTCCTTTATGACTCTGGTGCCAATGGTGCTCGTGTCCGCGCTTTGGATAGTACGCAGATGCCTGAAGTTGGCGGCCAAACTGCAAATCTCTCTCTTATCGAGCTACAGGTAAAAGACGCGTATCCGCGTCCAGTGCTGCGGTCCGGTCTGATTATAAAGATCATTAATGGTGGAGAAAATTCTGCACTTACAAAGTTTTTGTACCAGCTCACGGAAGCGATTGACTCTTCAGAATCTTGGGGAGGCATTTGGCATGCTAAGTTGGTTACGGGTGGTATTGATTTTAATGGTGAAGCTCACGGATACGGCCTCACGCCGTACGGAGTCGGAAGGTACGGAGACTAATGGCTGACCTCAATCTTATCCCCCGTGGTGACACTAACTGGGATTCGCGACAGAATGGAAACTTAACTGCTCTCAACGAAGAGCTGATTCAGGCTACTGCTGACATTGAGAAGATTCTTGAGCGCCTCCCTGTCCAGGCGGTTGTTTTGCTGAAGGACGCTGACGGCGTGTACTTCCCGATGGATCAGCTGAGCCGATAGTGGCATGGGAATTCCCGGCGTATCCCCCTCCTCATACGCCGGAAGCTAATATCTATGCTCGGTTTCGTGAGCTAAACGAACTGAGTAGAACCGAGTGCGTCTACTGGGCTCAGGTTGGTGACTCGATTTCCAACTTTGGATCCGGCTTTGCTACGACCAAGCCTAAGTATAATCAGTTTGGTATTAATTACGGATTCCCTGCGCTTATGCAGCAGGCGCTTCAGGTTTGGGGCGCTAACGACTTTTATAACGATAAAATCGGCTATCAGTATTACAACGCAAAATATGCGTTTAACTATCCTGATTCTATTGGCGCTTCTCTTCAGCGCGTGGGCACCGCTGGCGCTGCGCTTGGCCTCGGCCTGGGTCTTCAGGGAAATCTCCAGTCGCCAAATTCTGAGCGCTTTAAGGTTCGTCGAGGCACAGCCGCCGACCTGGTGTTCAATGTCCAGAAGACCGGGCTTAGCTACGACATTTTGGTAGATGGAGCCGTTAGGAAGACGGTTGTAAACGCACCGCTTGGCTGGAAATCTGAGCGCATTACGGGAATGTCCAAGGGCACCCGTACAAAGAACCACGAGACCGCAAACCCTGGCAGCCTGCCCGGCGTCGTTCCTGTTGTCCCCAACGAGATTACTGTCGCTGAGGGATTCCATGACGTTCGCGTTAAGTTCCGTCAGGCCGGTACCGCCGTCATGGCTGGCATCGCGTTCCACGACGGCGACCACACGCGCGGCTGGAAGATCGTAGACGGCTCACGTTCGGGCATTACGACCGCGCAATATGCTCCGGCATATAGCGGGACAAAGGGAGTCTGGGCAACCCAGCTTCCGCTTATGTCGTTCGACGGCAAGAGTGGCCCCGATGTTGTGTGGCTCACTACTGCCACGAATGACTACAATATGCAGGCCTCGGTCCACGGTGCGCAGATGCGAGATCTCGCAATGCACGTGAGGAAGTACGCGCCGTACGCGACCATTGTGTTTGCGATTCCGCCTCGTATTTACTCCGAGATGCCGAACATCGATACGTGGGCACGATATATTCACCAGCATCGCCTTATTGCGGCCGACATGCCCAACACAATTGTTGCGCCCTTTGCTGGCTACATCCCACAGGGCGGGGCAGCGGACCAGGATATCTACTGGTTTGACTCTTTGCACCCGACAAACCTCGGTTATGAGCGCATGCGCAATGTGGCGATGAACCACATGAAGGGTGCATACTTTATCCAGAATGGCGGGACAATTCCCGCAAAGTCTGGCATCGTGCGCCCGCGCCTGGACGGTAGTATCCCCGAAATTCCTGACCCGGGCACCACGCCTCCCCCGACCCCGACGAATCCCACACTCACGTACATCACGCCCCCGCCGGGCTCGCGCATTACGCGAACGGACCAGCCGTTCCGCCTAAAGGCTCCTGGCGCAGACACCGTGTGGGCAATGTCGGGTGGCAATATTCTTGATTACGGAATTAAGGATCCAAACAATCCTGAGTTCTTTGAGTTTAAGATTAGCTATCTTGACATGCAGGGCTACTCTGGGTATCGCTGGAATGCCACTACAAATCTTGGTGGAGTAACTCGCGGGGACACGGTTGCAATGACCGTAGCTGAGCCCGAAGTCGCTGATAACTTTGCACCTACGCTTGGTGACTTCACTCCTTCTTCGACTACTGAAATTAGTGGTAGCACTCTCTTCCGGATCCAGGCTGGTACCAAGAGCCCGAAGGGCATTGCCAAGGTTGCCCTGCGGCAGGGTGGGTCTTCTATTGCCCAAATGATTAACACGTCGCTCTCTAATTATGACGCGACAATCAATGTTTCAAATTCTGCTGAATTTAACCCCGATATCAGCGAAGTCGAGGTGTTGATCACCGGTGGCAACGGCGTAACCGCCAGTCAAAAATATCAGATAAAGCTCAAGCAGGCCGTTGTTAAAACGCCACCAGATGTGTATCTTAATCGCCCTCAGCCGGGAGAAGTAGTTAGAGATACGTTTGTTGCGGAAATCTCGGCTACCTATTTCCGAGGTATGAGCCATGCGAACCTGTACTCCGACGGCATATACCTTGGCCCCACAGAGCTAGACGACGACGGCCTATACCGAGGCCTGTTCGATATCAGCAACCTGCCCGCCGGAGTGGTCAAGGCGGATGGTAGGCTTCGGATCAACGCACGGGCCGTCAACCTCGACGGGCTGGCGGGCGAGTCGGCCGTCGCCACAATTTCAGTTTACAAAGAACTAGAGCCAGGAGTTCCAGTGCGTAATGCAGGCAGCGGTTTTGTCACAGAGGCAAAGCTCAAGGAAACTATTGATGGGTTGCCTACGGGTGGTGGTGGCGGAACCTCGGGCGTTAGTTCCGTAAACACTCGCACTGGCGCGGTAACTCTCGCAAAGAGCGATGTTGGTCTGTCAAATGTGGATAACACTTCCGACGCGAACAAGCCGATTTCGCTTGCTACTCAGACCGCCCTTGGCGCTCGCCCCACTTGGGACGAGGCGGGCATCGAGCTTGAGAAGCGCGTGCTCAAGTCCGACAATACCACCGCGATGGCAGCCAAGGCTGATCTTATTGGCGGCGTAATCCCCACTTCGCAGATTCCTTCGATTGCACTTGGGACCAGTGTTGGCGTTGCAAGCCAGGCGGCAATGCTTGCACTTACGACGACACAGGTGCAGCCTGGCGATCTTGCAGTGCGAGCTGATGGCGCTGGCACTTTTATGCTCATTGGCGCAAACCCCGCGACCCTTTCAAACTGGATGGAGCTTTCATCCAAGGCTGCTGTTACTAGCGTAAACGGTCAGGTTGGAACCGTTGTTCTTGGAAAGACCGATTTCGGGCTCGGGAATGTGGACAACACTTCCGACGCGAACAAGCCGATTTCTGCTGCAACCCAGTCAGCTCTCAGTAACAAGGCTGCGTTCGACCACACGCACGACGCTAGCTCGATCACGGGCGGCCTGCTCGCGCCCGCCAGGCTCGGGCTCAACGCCACCGACCAGATCCCCGTGCAGCTCAGCAGCGGGGCGCTCGGAGGCGTCGCCGTGGCCTCGACGGCCGTCGGCTCCACGGTGGCCCGCCGGACGGCCGGTGGGCAGCTCATGGGGGCCACGGCCACCGACGCGGGCCACCTCCCCAACAAGGCCCAGCTCGACGCGGCGATCGCGACGACGGTGCGACTCGTGCTGCTCGACCCCGGCGTCACGATTGCGCCCAGCACGATTTTCCCCGGAACGATTGTGGCGTTCCGCTAATGGCAATTGCAGTAGAGCGCGGATATGCCTCTGGGTCCAACGCAAGTGCAACAGCAAATCTTGATGTTGCAATTCCTACAGCCGTGGACGTTGGCGACTGGATTCTCGTTTTCATTGTCACCTCAACTGCGACTACGACGGTAGCAACGCCGACAGGCTGGACGCTAATTGCAGCTTCGGGTGCAGTCAACACTCGAAACTTCTACCTGTTTGGGAAGCGCAAGGCGACGGGAGATTCGGCAACTCAGACCTTTACGCAGGCAAGTGCGCAGCTTGCTTCCTGGACGCTGACATACGGCAGCGGAGGTCTTACGAACTTCGCGCAGTGGGTGACGCGACAGTACGCAAATGACACCGGTCAGAACTACCCGATGGACCGACGCTACACATATTACGTGGAGAAGGGCGGAGCGAGTTCCCCCGCGGGGACCGCTGCTACTACGCGCGTGCGTGGAATGGCAGTTCCGGCTAAGTCACTTGTGCTCACAGTCATGGGTGAGGCAACAAGCGCATCCGAAACTGAAGCTCAAGTCACACTCACGCAGGGTGCAGCCAAGTGGTTCTACTACGGCGGCGGAAGCTCAATCAATACGCATTGGTGGAGCAAGGAATACACCACGACGGCGAAGACCACGGACGACGTTATCGTAAAGTGGCCGAACGATAACAATGCGAATGGTGCGGGAATTCAGGTTGCTATTCCTGAGCTTGTTGATACCGCCCCTGTCGTAAACTTCCAGACTGGATTCGAGTCGGGCAACCCTCTCACCGTCGGAACGACTGCCAACTTTGAGACCACGACAGTTAGCCCACGCAAGGGTACGACAGCGCTTCGCCGCGTAAACAACGGAAGCTTTAACTCCCACTCTCAGGTCGCAGGGTCGGACTCGTTCACTGTGCCTACGAGCGGACTTCGAGCGATTGGGTACGTTCGGACGGATAGCTCTAGTCCATTTTCTCTTGCTGGAATTTCTTTTGGCGTAGCTGCGGATGGAACCGGCGGTGTCCAGGTTTTGGTTGACAGCCGCAACGGAACTGGCGGACCTAGCGTTTCGAGCATTCAGCTTCGAACGGGCACAAGCACGGTCGTCGCCGGGCTTAACGTAGTCGGAGCTATTGTTTCCGGAGTCGTGTATCGCATTGAGGCAGATTTGCGCTCAGACGGATACGTGATTGGTCGAGTTTACGAAGATGTGACTGACAAGTTCATCGGAAAGGTCGAGGGCGCTACCTCCGTAACCTCTGGTCGCTTTGGCGTTTACGGCTATGGCGCTGTCACGTACGATGACCTTTCGCTGTCCCCGATCCCCAGTGCGCCCCGGCTTTCAACTAAAATGGTCCTTCCAGATCAGACAATTTCAAACGTCGCTATCACGTATTTGACGGCGGAAAGGAAGTCAACCCTACTCGCCTTGAGTACAGCCACAAGGGTGTCCTGGTTCCTGAGCTTTTGAGCATGTCGCGCGTCTTTACAATGGCGCATCGTGGCGGCTCTCTTGACTACCAGGAGCACACGATGAGGGGTTATTACCAGTCCACGGTTGCGCATGCCGACGTGCTAGAGATTAGCATCGTCATTTCCAAGGATGGCACTTTCTGGTGCGCTCACGATATTAACCCGAATCGCACCAGCTCCGCAATTACTGGCACCAAGAACTTCAGCGACTACACTGATGCTGAGATTGCAGCGATGGTGCAGGATCTTCCGAACCGGGGTGACGCGCGATTTGGAAATGACCGCTATTACAAGTTGAGTGAGATTCTTGCCCAGTACGGACAGGGGACTCATGCGGTTATGATTGACCCGAAGTATATTGTCGGGGCGAACCTTACCGCCCTTATCAACTACCTGAAGACGTTTGCGAACTACCAGAACATTTTTATTGGTAAGTTTTTCCACACGGGAACTTATGTGGCTACGGCGTTTGCAGCAGAGGGGATGATTTCCTGGGGCTATGGATACGAGGAAGCGATTACAGGGCTGAAGCCGGATGGTTCTGCTACTACGGATCCGCTATTTTCTGCGACCGCTCAGTATTGGACCATGCTTGGCCTCAATTATGAAGCACCTGCAAGCGTGTGGTCTCAAATGATGACAATTGCAGGATCCAAAAAGGTAGTCGCCCACATTTGTCCCACCGCTGACGCGGCCACCACTGGCGTGAGCAGGGGCGCTAAGGGCATCCAGGCTAGCGGTATCAATAGCGTTTCTACCAAGTACTAGGATAGGGTACCTACATGCCTACTGAAGCTGAACTTGCACTGCCCGCTGACGGCACCGTTAACTGGGGGTCGCCTATGCGTGGTTCCGTATTGGTCCTTAATAAGGCCTTCGAGGATTACAAGGCCACCGATACGGGCGGAGGTGGCGGCACTGGGGATTCTGCGCTTTATGAAGCAATGCAGAATCTCGCTCGAATTGATGCCGTGATGACCTCGCTGGATACGCGAGAGAGCGTTCCACAGAATTGGGCCGTTGCTGCCGATTCAATTGGTGACGCTGCAACAGAGTGGGCCGAAAAGGGAGTCAAGGACTTTGCTGCCGTTATGGCGGCGGACCGTCCTGCTGGTTTCCGTCGATGGAATGCGACAAACAATACCCTTGGTGCTTACAACCAGTGGCAGGCAGGCGTCGGGACTGGCACTATTGGAACGCCTGGCAACTATGTCATCCTGAATGACGAGTTCAATCGCGGTGGAGCCTCTACTGCAATTGAGGCTTCTGGCGCCACGCCGGATACTGGAAATGGAAACTGGCAGGGTCCGACTGGGCGCTGGCGAATCTATAACAACTCCGTCCTGGAAATCGTGCCGGGCGTCACGCCGGTTCTTACCGACGTGCTGTACGCGCTGACCCAGCCGCACGACACCGATGCAATCAACGTCAACGCCCAGTCGCTTCATCGCCTTAGCTCGAATGCGTCGAGTGCTGTCACGACGCAGACCGCTCTTATGGGCGCTGCAAACAAGACTGGCATTTACCACGAAGTCATTCTTCCAGCAGTTCAGTTGTTGCCAATCTTGTTATCAAGACGAGTTCCGGTAGCCGCACTATCGCGTTCCCGACTGGCGGAATGCCGACTGGAAACGCTGACAACTTCCCGATCATGACGCTCACCGTTGCTGGCGCTTCGGTCTCCGCTACTTTTGGAACTTCTGGAAATATCAAAACCGTCACCACGACGCTCACCACTGCTGAAGTTTCGGCGCTGCTCAACTGGGATCGCGCATGGACTTCTACGAGCGATGCGCGTTTCCGTATGGACAATATTAGCGTCAGCGCTACGGCCACTCCGAATAGCTCCGTGAGCAACCTTCCTGCACTCACGCTCTACAATGGCTCTGTTGCGGGAAGCAAGATTGCAGTGCAGCTTGCGAACATGGTTGCAATGTACCCTGTTGCGCCGGATCTTCTGTTTATCGGGCATAGCATGAACTACGAGGAAATGAACGGGCCAGACTTTATGGCTCTAATTCAAGACTTTGTAGACAAGCTGGAAGCGCGATTCAGCAAGAAGATTCCAGTAATCTTCCTGGGCGAAAACCCTCGCTTCCTAATTGCCGGTTCCGGTACACCCGCAACTCGAATCCCGTCTCACGCTGCGCGAGTTCGCTACGCGCGCGCGTACTGCCGCAAGAAGGGGTGGCCCTACATTGCCGCATTCGAGGCCTTTAGCAAGCGCCAGGACGGCGGCCTTGGCCTCATGGAGAACGACGGCATCCACCCGAAGCAGGAAGACGGCGCGCTGCTCATGGCGGCGCTCACCACGCAGCTTCTTGTGGGACTTTCTCTTCGGCCGCGCTAATGGCTCACGCTGGGTGGAAGGGTGGCGACGGGCGGAAGTTCGAGCGCGACACTTCCGCCTGGCGTGATCGACTTTTGCTTAAGGCTGATCGCGCAATCGAAATTGCTGTAGAGGCTGGTGACGCTGCGCTGGTAGATAATCTAGAAGCTGCAATTACGCCCACGGGTATTCGGCGTGAAGAGACTAGCGGCGGCAGGCCAGGGCGTCACGAAAGTGGAACCATGGTTAACTCCGTGACCAACTCGGGCGCAGATGTTGAGGTTACTAGCAACATCCGAATTGGGTATTTTGGCTGGGCTCCCGAGGACTACAAGCTCTACTTTAAAGAGCAAGATCTTGGAACCGCAATTATTCCGGCAGCCGGGGCAATGGCGGCAGCACGAAGTCTTGCCATTGATAGATTTAATCAAGAAATGAAGAGGTTTACCAAATGAGTTCCAATGGCATTGCGGAGTCTGAGGCAATCCTAAGCTACATGAAGAAGTGGGCGGGTGGCCGCGTATCCGAAGAGCTTAATGATGACTCAGTGATTGTAAGAGACTCGCTTGGAATGATTCGCCCTTACGTTATCATATCTTTCTTGGAGCCGTTTGGAATGAACTCCGACCGGTCACTTGACGGCGAAGGCGCGCAGCCGATGATGATGCCATGGACAGCAACCCTTTGGGGGCCGAGCGCTAAGAATCTTCGGCAACTTGCTGGGTCAATTAGAAATGACGTAAGAGGCAAAAAGTTTACCGAGAACATGAGCGAAATTGAAGTTGTCGGCGGTGGCTCTTTTGCGCCCAAGGACGCTGACGGTGTGCCTTCTCTTTACGCCAGGACAATTTCTTGCCAAAATCGTATCAACATGAGCACGGATAACCCCTCCGTAGAGGCTTCCCCTAGCCCAGCAGGCATGTAGAATACCCCCATGACCGACGCCATGAAGCACTACCGCCACTCCGTCTCCGGCGTGGTCTCGGAGATGACGGAGGCTCAGGCCGCCGCGTTCCCTGACTACCTGGAAGAGGTGCCCGAGGGCACCAAGTCCTACGTGCAGGGCATGTTCAAGCCCGGCAAGGTGGGCGAGCACGAGAACCCTGAGCCCGAGACCGAGGCACAGCCCACCGGCCAGAAGGCCACCACAGGAAAGAAGACCGCCTAATGGCTATCGACCGCCTGCTGCGAGCGAATCGCACAATCATGCTTGTTCCGGTCATTGACGGCCCGACCGGCGATCCGATTCTCATTGGCGCAGACGGCAGCAAGTGCCCGTTTTCGACTCCGACCGCTGCGGTGCTCAACACGTGGGTTGGAATTACCACAACGGTTCCGGCTGCCGCGTCTAACGGTGGAAACATCTCGTGCGCGCTTCTCGACGACGTGACGCTCGGAATGGCAGACTCCGACACCGACGATGAGCTTTCCATTTGCTCGATCGGTAACGAGTCTACGCCTACGTTCTACAACGTGGACGCATCGCTTACCGCATTCCGCGATCGCAACCCGGCTGACACCGGCGTTTTCAATCTGGCGCTTCAGCTCCTCAATGGTGCTGGTGTTCGCTACACTGCCGTCGATCGTTTTGGAAAGCCTAGCACGGCACCTTTTGCCGTGGGCGATCTTATGTCCCTGTTCGACCTCACGACGGATAACCCCGTGGACGTGAAGGAGGACCGGAGCAACCTGAAGATTCAGCAGACCCCGAAGACTTCGGGCCTGGTCAACAACCTCTACTCGCTCGCAGCGTAAGGGAGAAAATAATGCCTACACGCGATCTTGCTAACAAGCGGATTACAACCGCGTTCGGTCCCGCCAATGGCGTGGCCGACATGACCAAGCCTGCTCTTGCAGAGCTGCTGGCTTTTCAGCTTTCTTCCGAAGCGATTCGGTTTGACGGCTACGACTACGGAGTTTCGGAATCCGACGAGGTTGATGACCGTTCACTCGCGGACGACGCTGGCGCGGTGCTTCGTGGATTCGCGCAGTTCGGCGGTGCAATCCCGTTCTTCATGCCGAAGCTCACGGATACTGGTTCTATTCTGCGTCGCGTTTGGAACGTGATTAAGAACACGCGAACGGAACTGATTTTCTGGGAGCGTGTTGGTTTTAAGGATATCTCTCAGCCGCTCGCTGCCGGTGATAATGTGACGGTTTCGCGTCTAATGACTGACAGCTACAACCCCGACACCGAGGGCGACGGCGGTTACGCAATGATTGTCAACATGCTCCCCAAGGGTGACATTCTCCCATGGTATGTCGTTCCGGCGGCGACGCCCGCGGCGATTACAATCGTGGGGGCTGCGACGGCTTCGCTCGTTGTCGGAGCGGTTACGCTGCGCGGTGCGAAGTACCAGGGCAACGACATTACGGCGCGAGCTACCTGGACTTCCAGTAACTCGAATGTCGCGACGGTCGATTCCCACGGAGTTATTGTTGCGGTTGCTGCGGGCACTGCTACGATCACGCCCAGCTACCCCGGCGCTGCTACGAACTCTGGCGTTGCCGTCACGGTGGCTGCCGCATAGGACACCTTAGGATGGTGAGAGGCCCCCTGTGAACTTCGGTTTGCAGGGGGCCTCGTCCGTGCTATGGTAGTCCCATTACTGTCAATCGAACGGAGAGCGAAAATGACTGATGCAAACACCCCCGAGGTCTCGCAGGAAGACTACATCGAGCAGGTGACGACCGAAGCAAAGAAGAGCTTTAGTCTTCGCAAGATGCTGGAAGGCGAACTGCTCGCACTGGCAAGATCCAGATTTTTCTGGATCAGGTGGACATGCTTCGCTACCAGACGATGGACGCCACGCTTCAGAAGCTCAATGACAACATCGCGGCGCTGCCTTCGGAAGACCCGAATCACGCCAATCTGCTTGAGCAGTACAACACGCTTGAGGAGTCATACATCGAGCTTCGCGCGAAGCTCCTTGAGAACTCCATCATCATTCACCTGCGCTCGATTCCTCAGGTGACGCTCGACGCCATCCAGTCCAAGACGGTGCGCAAGTGGGCGAACATTTCTAAGGAGCGCGAGAAGACGGAGGATCCCCTGACTCAGGGTGAAGCGCAGATTTACATGCAGCGCGATCACGCACAGGGTATTATCCGTGCGGCCATTCAGAAGATCGAGGCAGCCGACGGCTCGCAGGCTGAGCTTCCCGAGACAATCGGTAAGGACCTCGCCGAGCTTCTGAGCCCCGCTGAATTCCAGCGACTCGACAATGCAATTCAGGAGATGGTGTTTAACGACAACCTCGGCCGACTCGCGACGGATGAGCCGGGTTTCTAAGCGCCGAACTCCGTAGGGCGGAGAACCGCGACATACTCGACAAACTGAGGGTCGCGGTTCTCCGGGGTATTCGGCCGACCGCACTCATCTTCCGCAAGCAACCGTATAGCAAGTGGAAAGAGCTTGACTTCCTGTTGCTGGAAGCGTATCAGGTCTATGAGGATGAGACCTCTAATTCGAGCGGTGTCCCTATTTACATTGCCCGCACGGGTGATCCCAATATCGACATTGAAATTGAGGAGCAGCTAGACATAGCCGACCAGGCTCTCGCAAAGTACGACGAAGCTCAGGGCAAGAAAGACAAGCCACCCAAGGGCATTTCCCGCTTCGCTGTGCCTGTGGATGTTTCGAAAGAGGGCGAAGATAAGTCCGTCGATGTAGGCGGACTGGCGCGCGAGGCGTTCTACCGCGAGCGCGCGGAGGAGGCTAAGAGGCGCAGGGCTCAGGGTGCTCAGCAGTCCGCTGCGGGCAGCCGGAAGCCCCGGTGGGATCCCTCGGAGTACGGGTAGGCTGGCGTGTAGACTGGCCCCTAGCCCGCGTACCTGAGAGGCCCCACGTTGAGCGACGAGAAGTATATTGCCGAACTCGGCATCGAATTTACCGGACAGGCACAGCTCGACGCCGCGCTCGATGTTCTTGCAGACCTCAGTGAGAAATTTCCGGATCTTCAGCGCGTTGCAGATCGAGCCGAAAAAGCCCTGGCGAATGTCGCCGCCGCTACAAAGAACTCTACCACAAATTCCAAGGCGAGCGCTTCTGCAATTAAGGCAGAGGCGGACGCATTCGATGATTACGCGAAGACGCTTCGCGAGGCGAATGCTGCTGCCAAGGACTTTGCCAAGGGTCGAGTAACCGGCGAGGAGCTTCGCGGTACGGATCCGCGCACGCTCGCGCCTGAGACTCAGGCCGGACTCCTCGCGACGGACCAGGCCGAGAAGACGACGGCCATCGCCCTCCTGAAGGAGCAGGAGCGCGCGGAGGGCCAGCTTGCCGCCGCAGAGCAGCGCCTACTCGCAGTACAGCGCCAGCGCGCGCAGAGCGAATCTGACGAGGCGTCGCGCCAGTACAAGATCACAGAGGCGTACAAGGAGCGCGAGCGCGCGGCTCGTGAGCTGGCAACTGCTCAGGCAAATCTTGCGTCCCAGGCCCAGAACGCAAAGAACGCTTCCGCTTTTGGTGGCGATGTTTCGACGCGCCTCGGGCAGCCCGAATCCGGCCTGAAGGCCAAGGACACCACCTTTGCTCGCGACATGATCGCGGCGCAGAATGCTGAAGACCTCAAGAAGGCCGCGCAGGGCGGCCGGGACTATGCGAATGCATCCGTACTCATGGATGCGGCGATCAGTAAGAATGAGCAGTCGTCTCGAGCATTTTCGGCTCAGCTCCGAATGCAAATGCAGGCCCAGCAGGACGCCGAAGAGGGAATCCGAAAGACTGCGGATGCTGCTCGACGTGCTGCCGACGCGGATCTTCCCCGACTGCGTTATGCGCTCTATGACATTAGCACGGTTGCTGGCATCATGGGCGTCGCAATGGGCGCGGCAACTGTTGCGACTGTTGGAACCGCTGCGTCTTACGAGCGCGCGTTTGCCGACGTGCGACGCACGACCGGCGTCACGGGTGATTCCGCTGACGAGCTGTACGACAAGTTTGTCAAGCTCTCGACTGAAATTCCTGAGTCTTTCGAGAACATCTCGTCTATTGGTACTCTCGCCGGTCAGCTTGGCGTGGCGGAAGGTCGTATTGCCTCCTTCACGAAGACCGTCGCAATGTTCTCCGCGACGACCGACGTTACGGTGGATGCAAGCGCCACGGCATTCGGTCGTCTCGACCAGCTTATCGAGGGAGTGAATGGGCGCTATGATGCGCTCGGTTCCGCAATTCTGAATGTCGGAATTAACTCGGTTGCAACCGAGTCTGACATCATCAACATTTCTTCGCAGATTGCAGCGACCGGTGACCAGGCCGGACTTACGGCAGACGAGATTATCGGCCTGTCTGGCTCGCTCGCGTCCCTCGGTGTCGCGCCTGAAGCTGCGCGCGGTACCGTGCTACGTACGTTCTCTGAAATCAACTCCGCTGTCGCCGGTGGCGGAGCGGCCCTTAATGACTTTGCTTCCATCTCCGGCCAGTCTGCGGCCGATTTTAGCGCGGCTTGGGGAACCGAAGGTGGATTCACTAAGACCTTTATTCCCTTCCTGAAGGGAATTGCGGCCCAGGGTCCAGAAGCCGAAACTGCAATTCGTGCGCTGGGGATCACGGCACAGCGAGATATTAACACGCTGCTCAAGATGAGCCAGAACGCCGACGACGTTGGCGATAACCTGAAGCTTGCTTCTGCTGGATTCAATGACACGTCTATCCTGACGGAGAACTTCGGCATTATTGCCGAGACGACTTCTGCCAAGATGCAGGTCTTCGCTCAGACCTTCCAGGCGCTCATTGCGTCTATCGGGTCGAGCACTTCCGGCGCGCTTCCATATTTCCTTGACCTTCTCACGGATCTGCTGAAGACCTTTATCGCGATGAACGACAATCCGATTGGTCAGTTCTTCTCGTCGCTCGTGCTTGTCGGTGGCGGACTCGTCGCGATGATGGCACTTCTGTCTGCCGGTGCTCTCCGAGGCGCTGGATCCTTCCTTGCGCTGAAGCAGGCAATCAATGAGAGCACGCTTCAGGCGGCAGTCGCCAAGGGCGGATTCACCGGGCTTGGCGCTTCCATGCTGGGAGCCGCGGGAGCGGCCAAGGCGTTCCGTGCTGCGCTCATCACGACCGGAATCGGCGCGCTCGTCGTCGCCGGTAGCTTCCTTCTCGCTGAGGGAATCACGGCCGTTGGCGACGCGATGGAGTCTGGACGCTCCAAGGCCGAGAGCTACTTTGGAACCCTTGACGGACTCGGCGCTGCAATCAAGACGGACAACGCTGCGGCATTCGCGGCCGAGGCTGAGGCGAACAAGCAAAAGATTATCGAGACCGTCGATTCCGGCAAGAGCTGGGTCGGCGTGATGGACGAGGCCGCTGAAGCTCAGGCGAATCTTGCCGGAGCAACTGGGGCTGGCACTAGCGCAATCACCGATCAGACAATGAAGATCGGTGAGAACACGCAGGCTTGGATTGTTCAGCAGCTTCAGCAGTCCGAGGCGTTCAAAAAGCTCTTCCAGAATGTTGACGAGCTTAACGCTCTTCAGTCCGGTAGCAGTGTCAGCTCTGCTATTAATTCCGCTCAGCCCGGCGCGGCTCCCGTATCTGCCCCGCCGTTTGATATCGAGGCTTTCACACAGCAGCTCGTTACCGGCGGTGGCGAAGGCGGCCAGGCGTACATCGACGCCTACCGCCAGAAGATCGAGGAGCTTGCTCCCGGCATGAGCAAGCGCGCCATTGAGGCGATCCTAAATGAAAACGAGGCATATCGCTCCGCGGTCGAAACTTCGGAGATGCTTGGCGAGGGGCTGAAGGCTGGACTCGCAGACGCGCGACTTGATACTGCGCTCACAAATGCTCTCGGCACCGGACTTCAGGGTGCGGCCGAGGACACGTTTGTTCTGAGCGACCGATTCAAGGGGCTCATGGATGACGCGTACGGCGTGCAGAATGCCATGAACCAGTTGAGCGGCTACACGAGCCAGCTCGGGCAGGACTTCGCAAATAGCGGGGCGGCTGTCGCATTCAGCGGTAGCTCGATGCAGCAGGTCATTCAGGGTATCTTTGATTCTAGCGCTGGCGCAGGCGAGGCCGCCGCTCGAATGCAGGGACTTTTCAATGCGCTCGTGGAGGGTGGATTCGCGTCCGCCCAGCAGCTCGCGGGGCTTCAGTCGGTCATCGCTGGGCTCACCGGAGGCAAGGCTGTCGCTGCGCAGAAGTTCGACATGGCCCCGTTTACCGCGGGCATGAAAAAGGCGACGGTCGCTGCGGCTGGCCGTGGTGGCGGCGGCGGTGGCGGAGCTGCCAAGGCGATTCGTACGCTGGTCGATTACGCTGGCGACCTCCGCAAGGTATTTAGCCGCGCGTTCGAGATTCGCTTCTCCGCGGACCAGGGCATGGACAAAATTACGTCTACGTGGAACGATGCGCGCTCTGCAATTGTCGATGCCAACAAGGAAATCGCAGACGCGATCGAGAAGAGTAATGACGCACTCCGTGATTATCAGACTGAAATGGCACGCCTGTCTTCGGACAAGGCGAACACTGAATACTGGTTGAGCGTTGCGCGAAGCTACGGCGACACCCTACGCGAGGGTGAGCTGAATGCTGATCTTGCTGAGATCAATGACAAGATTTCCGACTCCGCTAAGGACCTCGCCAAGACGCAGCAGGATTCTGCATCTAAGACCGACGCGGCTCACCAGATTCTTAACAAGGGCCTGACGGGAAACTCCGAAGCGGCCATCCGCAACCGCGCTGAAATTCTCGGGCTTGTTGGGGACTACCAGGATTACGTCGCCCAACTTGCCGCTTCTGGAATCAGTCAGGATGAGCTTAAGCGACGTACTGCTGAGCTGAAGGAAGAGTTCATTCGACAGGCTGTACAGCTTGGATACAACCGCACTGAGGTTGATAAGTACGCTCGCGCATTCGATGACGTGACGCTTGCAATTCAGCGCGTCCCCAAGAATGTCACCGTGACAGGTAACGTCAACCCCGCGCTTCAGGCTATTAATGAGCTGGAAGCTCGACTTGGTGGGCTTTCAGGTAAGAGCTATTCCGGGCCGTCTGTTTCTGCTGGACCGATTGACGACAGTAACCTGGCAAAGGCCGCTCGTGCGCGTCAGCTTATGACGAGCATCGACCTTCTCACGAAGCAGGGTCTTCTTTCCACTTCCGGGCTTGGCTTGATGCAGCAGGACTCTCTTCGCCGCATGAAGGACGCGCTCAACTCGGGCAACTACCGAAAGGGTGGATACACTGGCGGCGGTCGCCCTTGGGACCCGGCCGGGACTGTGCACGCTCGCGAATTCGTGCTGAATGAAACCGGCGCGCGCATGCTCCCCCATAGCGCCCTGAATGCAATGAACCAGGGGCGCATGCCAAACATTTACAAGCCGGTCATGCAGGCCCCGACAGGCAACGGACCGGCCTACACGGAGCTGTCTGCCACCGACCGGCAGCTACTCGTGGATATCGCCAACGCGGCGGGGCTCACGATCAGTGGCAACGCCATCACGCAGGCCGCCACTGCTGGTACGGTAGAGGACAGCCGACGGAGAGGGCAGTAATGCGCGGAAAGATGTTCATGGGGACCCGGGGCTACGAGCGCTGGGTCCCCGCGTGCGCGATTTCCCCTGACTTCAGTCGGTCGGGATTCAGCAACGCCGGGGAAACCATCGGTGGCGGATATACCATCGAACGTAGCAAGATGAAGTCCAACGGATATGCAATGACCTGGAACAATAAGACCCAGGATGACATGCGCTTTTTGACGGATCTTGACGAGGGAATGTACGACTCCCACGACGGCAAAAACTTTATCTACTTCCTTGACCCTATGCAAATGGATAAGAACCTTGCACCGAAGATGTGGTCAGCGTTTGCGATTGCGTCCGAAGATGGAATGCCGCTGATTCATGGGCAGCGGCCACGAGCTGTGCCTACACCGCCTAATCAGTTTGGGTATCCTGCACGCTCTGCCGTATACCGATCCGTTGGCGCATCCGAAAAAATGTACTTGCCAATTCCACCTGGATACGTTGCGTGGTTTGGTGTTCACGGTGCGGCTGACGGTAGCGCCGGAATTCGCATGACTCCCTTTAAGGGTGCGGATCCCGGGCCATATTCGGATTTGAAAATGCTGTCCGTTCAGACGGACGAGCTGGTGAATCAGGGCGTCAGCTCGACGCAGGGCTACACCGGATTCGAGCTGTCCCTGAAGGACACCGGCTCCCTGGCGAACCTGAGCCCCAACCCCTCCGCGGAGGCCAGCCTAGAGGGCTGGGGGACCGTCGCCGTCGGGGCCGCTGGCGGGGCGTCAGCGCTACAGCGCGGGGTCAACGGCAAGGTCGGGGTCAGCAGCGTCCTACAGGTCTACAGCACCGCGCCCACGGCGGCCGGGGGTGGCGTGACTCACGACGTGCCGGTGGTCCCGGGCCACGTCTACAGCTACGCGGCATACGTCCGCACGAGCCACGCCACGCGAGTCTCGACCTACCTCCGCTTCTACAACACGGCGGGCGAGCCGGTCGGCGGAATTGTGAATGGCGCTGTCGTAGGCACAGTGGCGTCGCCGGGCTGGTCAACTACTCCTCGACTCGCAAATACGAATGCAACCGCTCCCGCCGGTGCTGCGTTTGCTCGAATTGCATTCGGTACTACGGCTGGTACTGGATACAATAACTTGCCCGCTGGTGGATGGATGAACGTAGATGCAATTCAGGTCAACGAGGGAAACACGGTAAGCGCATACGGCGACGGTGACATGGAAGGCTGGGAGTGGACGAACGGCAAGGGAATTTCGCCTTCTCGCAAAAAGCCTGACATGATTACGCTGACCGGTTTAGTGATTCAGATTCTACCCGTGGGTGCTATTCCGAAGCGTGGTCCTTACATCTCTGGACAGGGATCGAGCGGGTGTCAGATTGAGTCTATTACCATGAGCCCCTATAACAAAATGCTCAACATGGTTGGCGTGACGATGAAGCTTAAGGAAACTGAGCCGTGGGAGTAGACCTTGAAATTGGTGGCGAATCCGAATATTCCGCATCCGGAATCTCGGTCGTAGAGGACGCCACTTCCGTAGATGTTGCCAACCCGTCCGGTGGATTTGGGCAGATCAACTTTAGCATTCCCCAGCGCTTTGCTAAGACCTTTTCAGGATCGGTAAAGAATCTCGGCAAGCGACTTAAGGGCAAGCGCGTCAGGGTGGCCGAGTCGAGCAAGGGCGAAACGGTCGGAGTCATTCGCGCCTCGACGTACGCGAACGGCCGCGTGTCCGTGAGCGCAGACGCGCGCACGTCCGAGCTGGTAGTGCGGCGCAAGGCTCAGCCGCACGTGGGGACTATCGAGAGCGCGCTGATCTATTACTTCGGGCTTGCGGGCGTCACCGGGAACTACGTCATCGATGCGGCAATCGCCAAGAAGCCCGTAGTGCTGCGTGGATTTGATGAAGAAATCTACACTTTTATTACAAAGCGATTTGCTCCTGCCTATCAGTTCGAAGTCTCTTTCGTAGGAGACAATATTGTTGCGCGTCCTCTGCGTGGTCGAGTTGCGGAAAACTATAGAGACTCTGAAGTTTCATGGGCTCAGGACGATGGCGAAGTTGCTCGCAAGGTTGAAATTCACTACTACAACAATGAGGCGCGCGAAGACGTCCTGGCCTACCCCGAAGGTGGCTGGAACGAAGACGTACAAATCTACCAGGTAGACGCCGAAGAGATTGTCGAGATGGAAGTCGAGCTGGAAAGTAGCTTGACCAGCATTACGCCGCCCGTCCCTGTGGACTTTGTGGACCAGTTCGACACCCGTAGCGTCTACTCCATCACGGCCAACGACAACCTGCCCTACAAGGCGGCCCAGTGGCGCGACGGCGGCGGCCGACTGGAAGTTACGATTGGCGACGATTCCAAGTCACTGAAGATTAAAATCGTCGGCCCTAGCGACAAGGAACATGCGCCGTATCGAATTGCCATGTCTAGCGGCGACGAGAGCTATAGCAGTCTCCGCATTCGCGGTGCGGGGGTGTTCGGCAAGGATGAAGTTCTTGTCATTGAGACTGGAATTAGTCAAGATCGAGCGCCAAACGAAATTGGAGTGACGGTAGAAAATGACGCAATCTCCACGTTGGAGCAGGCACAAGATCTCGCGCCGTGGGTACTCGCCCGATACCTCGGCTATTCGGACACGATCACAGTCAAGACGACCGGTATCAATCGCAAGGGAGAGACCGGTAGCTATCGGTATCCTACCATCGCAGATTTCAATCGAGAGAACGCCGGTCGGACTATCGCGCAGTTTAATGCGATTTGGGCTGGCAAGTCTATTGGTGATTTCAACAAGTATCAGCGGTCCCTGGTAGCTGACGACTTTGCAAACCAGGCGTATGGAAACGTCGCTGGTGCTCGCGTGCTTCGCGATGATGCATGGTATCGTATCTCATCAGCAACGTCTTCTGAATCCGGCGTTACCTACAGCGCGGCCGCTGACACCACGGTTGCTGACTTTAACGACATTTGGCGCGGCCGCTCTATTGCAGAGTTTAACGCCGAATGGATCGGTGAGTCCATTGCTGACTTTAACGTCGCTCCGCTTCGCCGCTATGTACCAGACCTCGAATACTACCCGGTCCCTCCAATTGTCGTTCCGCCTGCCCCCAGCGTTCCCGACGACCCGGATGCACCTATTGACTACAGTGCCCTCAATTTCTCATTTGTTGGCGACTCGCTTGCTTGGCAGTGGGAAATTTGGAAGGACATGTTCTCGGAGCTTTACCCGTCATCCAACTTTGCACTTCAGGCTACGCCCGGATACACGGACGCCGAGGCCGCCGCATACCAGGGAGGCGTTCCCGCAACTCTGAATTTCTCTGGTAATCAGATCCCGGCTGGTGTGCTGCCCGTATTCGTCACCCCCGACGTGAACGTGTTGGCCTCTCCCGGTCGCAACGGTGTGCGCACCGCAACCGGCATCGTCTCGGGAATCAAGGGAACCTTGACGAGCACGAAGACCGAGGGCTCTTACGTCCACACCTTTACTCGACTGGAAAGCGGCAACGCCGCTACGATCCCCGATGCTGGGGCAAAGTTCAACATCGGAATGCAGCTCAAGAACCGCATCATGTTTATCATGACGGCTCGCAACTCTTTCCTTACCGAGAATCCCGATTCTGTTATTAGTCGCATTAAGGCTATGATGGCCTTTAATGGTCGCAACACAAAGGATCACTTTGTGTTCGAGATTCCGCCCAAGGAATCGGACCTGCCTGATACTGCTGATCGGATTAAGCTCGACGCAATGAATGCGGCGCTTAAGGCCGCGTTCCCGGACAACTGGATCTCTTCGGCTACCTATCTTCGTACGCTAACGACGCTTGCTGTTGCTGGTATTGCCGCAACTGCAACAGATCAGCAGAACCTCATTAATAAGATGACGTTTAAGTCTTTCCGGCTTGACACGCTTCACTACAACCGAATTGCATACGAGACGCTTTTGAATCTCGTAATTCCCGGTCTGCGACTTCGTGGCTATCCGCCCATCACAGATCAGCCCGGCATGGGATATGGACGCAAGCTCTTCGGAGTGGACCCCTATGGCGACCCGACCGAGACCGAGGAGCCGGAGACCGGCTTTGGCACCGGAGGCTTCGGGCAGGGGCCGTTTGGCGGTAGTGTGGGCGAGACGATCACGCCCGCCGGTTTCGGTGAAGGCGCTTATGGAAGCGGAGAGTTCGGCAAATGACATACCCTCCGATGAATCTCGGTGCGGCTACCAAGTGGGGGCGACAGATCCAAAAGGATCTAGAGGATCTCATTAGGCAATACAATCGCGAGAAGAACGATACGCTTAACGCAAACAAGGGTCAGAACTCTTCGGCGCGCTCTATCGGCCGACAGATTCAGGATCTTCAGACCCAGGCGCGAGAGCTGCAATCAGCACTTGTTATTCTTGAGAATCAGCAGCAAGACCTAGAGACCCAGCAGACATATCTTAATAGCCTGTGGACTCGCAATATCTTTATTGACTCTAACGTGACGCCCGATGTTCTCAATGGCGAAGGATGGATTACCGATCCAATACTTGCCATTACCGAAAAGATTAGCACGCGCTACGTTAGTGTTACTGTCTCTGGGACTATTCGTTCTCCCGGCATGACGGGGGCTATTTCTTTTTCAGTGACCGATTCTGCTGGTAATATTGTCAGGACTCGCGACTACAATCGAGCTTTGCGTGCTACAAATAACAGCTTGAGCGCATCGTATACGATTGCGCTTTCTGTTCCCAAGGCGGATGAAGTTTATACATTTACACCTGAGTATTATTATTTCCAGCCCGAAGGTCGCCCAAATCCCGAGAAGATTCTTTTCCAGTACCGGTCCCTTCAGGTCCAGGTGCTCAGTACCAAGAAGTCGTGAGATAGGATAGGATACCCCCATGCCCGCCACCACCCTAGAGGGAATTTGGTTCCCCGATGAGTCCTCGCCTGTCGCTCCGCTGGAAGGGCTCATGCTGGCGCAGGCCAACAGCGTAGACCTGGCCCTGACCAAGCTGCGCCGGGACGCGGCCGTCCCGGTCCTTGACCGCGAGGCTCGCGACAACATGTTCCCGCAGGCTGCTCAGGGCAACTCCGTCTACCGGCTGGATCGCGGCTACGTCGAGCGATACTACGGCCAGTACAATGCTGCGACAAATCCAGGGGGCAAGGATTCCGCGGGCTGGTATGCGCCGTCTGGAACAACTCTCGGAATCTACAATGTACCGTGGGCTGTTGCTGCCGACTTCCCCTTCGGCGCTAGCCCTCAGCGGCTTGGTGAAATGCTGCTCGCGGACCCGGGTGTGCCTTATCGCGTGCGCACCGCCGTCCGCACCGAGATTGGCTCAAGCGCAGGTGGCACCCGATGGGATATGCAGGTTGGGATGGGTGGAGGTTTCGACTCTCCCATTGTAGACCAGGTAGATGCAATTGTTTGCGACGAAGCCGTGCGGTTCCGCACTACAACTTCTAGTCTTTCGACTAAGGTGTTTCGGGGGGCACAGCGGGTGTCCGCGCAGGCCTCTCTTGCTTATGGTACCGCGCTTGGTCTTCAGACGCGGTACAATCGTTCATTTGTGGTTGAAGTTATTGCAGCGTAATGTCCGAGAATCTTAACCGGCCACTAGAGCCGGGGTGCGTTTACATTGGGCAAATGGATCTACAGCTCAAGCGACGCACTGCTGCAAAGTATCTGACGCTTAGAAGAAACGTATTCAATCGCACTAAGCGATGGATAACAATTACTTACGCGTATGGTGCTAAGCGTAGCAATGCGGACCAGCAGTTTCTTGTAAACGGCTGGAACAAGAGGCTACCGGGATTCTACTACGCGGCCCCTGTAGGAAAGTCGAATCACCAGCCCGGCGAAGCATTTGATATCTACAACTGGGCGTGGGTTGGCGAAGCTGTAATCAAGGAAGAGGCGGCCAAGCTTGGGCTACGTCGTGACCCTTCCGAACGCTGGCATTGGAACGACGACGGCTCCGAGCCGAGCGCAATTGATTGGTCTCTTTTGGAGGATAACATGGGACTCGAACCCCGCGAACACGTAATGCTCACTCGCCTTAACGACTTCTGGACGCAGGGTGAGCCGGGCATGCATGAGGATGGCCTTGGTTATCGGCTCGTGCGCGATGGCTCTCGTGCAGCCGGAGACGCGCGTGATATCAGCGCGGGTATCCGTGACAAGATTGCAGAGCTTGAGAAGGCGGGCGCTTTCCTCAACACCCGCATGGAGCACATCTTCCCAGATAGTGCTGGCAAGCCTCGTTACACCACTGCTTTTGATGTCATCCGGTATGAGCCAAAAGAGCACCAGAATACTCGCGATGAGATTGCGGGCATTAAGGAATACATCGAAGCCATGGCGGCTCCCGCTCTTACCTCTGAGCAGATCCTAGAACTTGCAAAGCACATTCAGCCAATCGATGAAGAAGCTATCATCGAAAAGGTCACCAAAGCGGTCCTTCAGGGCATTCGGGATATCTTCCTGGATGCCGGGACCCCCGATAAGAAATAAGGAAACACATGGTTACGTTTGAGCCGAGCTGGATTCAGCTCATTAGCCTGCTGACGGGTCTGGTCCTGCCGCTGCTTGTCGGCCTGGTCACGACCAAGGTTGTGTCGGCCGGGAAGAAGGCGGTGCTCCTCGCGGTGCTTGCTTTTGTCGCTTCCATCCTCACTGAGCTTTTGTCTGCGATTCAGGCTGGCGAGGTCTTTGACCTTGCCGCCAGCCTGTATCTCGGCATTCAGACGCTCGTGGTCGCCGTGGCAATTCACTACGGCCTCTGGAAGCCGACCGGCGCTTCTGCCGCACTTCAGAATGTCGGCACTCGACCTGAGCACCGCGCGTAATGGGCGACGGCGAATACACGGTCCCGCAGGATCCGATGGATGAATTCCAGTGTGACTCCTGCCAGTAGTTATCCACAGGTTATTCCACCTGTAGAGAGGGCCCCGGTGCTGGTCACCGGGGCCTTCCTCTGTTAAGCTCCCTCCGTGGTCGCTGACGATGCGCCTCGCGAGATGGGTGGGCCCCCTGTGAGTAGGAGCCCCGGGCTCGACCCCGGGGTGACCGAAGGTAGCAGGGGGCTTCTCGCTGTCCGGGGTGATAGCATGGCCGGTGAGCGGTAGGGGCAGCACGTGGAATTCATGAGTCTAATTTTGAACTCGGAAGGTACCGGGTGGGGGGCCTTTGGCGGTCTTGCCGTCTTTGCGGTTGTCTCGGTAATTCGCGGGTGGTTCATCCCCGGCCGAACGCATGACAGGGAAATGGCTACGGAGAAGCGCCGTGGCGATGAGTGGAAAGAAAGCGCGCAAGCCGTCGCCGCTCAGAATGCAGAGTTTTTAAAGGCGATTACCAATATTAACGACTTCTTTAGGAAGGTCAGTGCAGATGGCAATAGCGACAGCTCTTCACGAGGGGGTGGCGACAATGTCTTGGCTCCGTAAGCTTAACAGAAAGTCACCGCCGGAATCGCAGCCAACTGCTGACCTGAATAAAGAAATTAGTGAAGCTCGCGAGATGCGAAACACTATAAGTTCTCAAGCCCCTGTACTGCGCGCGACACTAACCATGCTCAGAGATGCTCGACAGCACGAGACATTCACTGACAATCTTGGCGAGAGCTTTACGCGCCGAGATCGCACCTGAGAGGCAACCCTTGTTTAACCCATATCCTTCTGAAGAGGGCATAGCTGCCTGGACTGTGGCCCTAACGATTATTAGCGGTCTCGCCTTCCTGGGTGGACTTATGTTCGCACTTAGCTATGGTCTGTTTTTTAACTGGCGCAAGAATTCTGTAGGTCGAGCGCTGTTCTGGTTCATCGTGTCTCTTGACTCGGTGCTGCTAGTTGTATTTCTTGCTCGATTCCTTGGCGCGGGTTACTGGGGTAGATATCAAATCACTTTCCTGGTCTACACAGCAGTTGCGGCCACGGTCTTCCGACTGGTTTTTACGCTCTGGCAGAACTGGGAGAAAAAGCCAGAGCCTCTTATACTAGAGCCAAGATCAAAGTACGAAAGACTCCTTCCGAAGAAGCCTAAGCATCACTAAGAAAGCCCCCGCATTATGCGGGGGCTTTCTTGTTTCTCCACTACTTGTCGGGCCAGTATTCCCTGATCGTAGGCATGTGCCCATGCTCTTTCAGGTAAGCAAGCACGTGAATCTGCGAGTCGTTAATGTCTCGCGCGTCGGTCCACTCGATACCTAGCTCTGCCTTCATTCCCTTCTTTGTCAGGAATAGGCCAGCGTCTTTGAGTATCTGGTCACGCACGGCTGACTTCTTACCGCGCCTCTGGATCACGAGCTTGTCGGCGCGCTCCTTGCGAGCCATGTGTAGCTTGACGGCCCCCTGAATCTCTAGAGCCTCTGTCTGGGGATTCACCGCGTCACCATTCAAGGCAAACTCCTCAAATACCACGAGGTCTGAATGATAGATAAGATGCTTCAGGTTCGTGCGCCCAAGCGCGGGATGCACGAGCTGCTGAATGAAGCCGTCGATGCCACCCTCTACGATTCCGTAGTCGAGGCGGCTGGCGGGCTCGTGTGCCGGGACTTTCCACCAGGACCAACCGGTGACATTGCCAGGGTCGATTCCGAGGATGAGGCGATTAGGCACAGTCACAGCTCCACCTTGACGGCATAGTGATCAACGCGACCCTTTCCAATATGCTCCCACCCGAGCATTTCATCTTCAACATCGAAAAGCATCTTAATTACCCCGTTGCACTCCTCACAAATGCCAAGGTCATTCTCTCTGTACTTAGCCATTCCACTCTCCCTTTTCTAGTTCTTCCTGAATTGTCATTGTCTCTGGTTGCTTTGGCTTACGCACGGCCGGGACGGTCTTGCCGGTCGGCGCGAGGATCCCTAGCCATGTCTGGAAGGGAGCCATAGACTTTTCGAACCTCTGCTCCTCCGTATACATATCCCAGAACTTCGCGCAGACAAACTTGGCCGACCGCTTATCCGTTACCGGGTCTATACGGACCTCCCACTCGGCGTCGAACCTGGCTACCGATAGGGTCTCAGTCACGAGATAGCCCCGAATGAATACGTGCTCTCGGAAATGAGCAGGCGTTTTGATATCACCTTTGCGATCCGTAGCGGCGTAGAACAAATCTTCATGATCGGTGACCGACATTTGCCAATCAACTTTCCAGACTGAATTCTGCCCGATCCACTTCAGAAGCTTGACGGCGCTCGCGGGCAAGGCGGCGACCTCCACGCGCACCCCGTACTGGACCACCCTGGCTCCGTCGTCGGCCGCCTCCTCGGGGGCTGTGGCCTGGTCAGTCATCGCGCTGCTGGTACGCCCTCAGGCGCTCCTCCGCGGCCAGCTCCTCGGCCGTGAGCTCACGGACGGCCGGCCCGAAGACGTGGCGCAGCGTGTCGATGAGCAGCGTTGCCCGTGGGTCCTCGTGGTCGCCCAGGACCCAGGACAGCGCCGCCTGGACGCCCTCTGGACCGCTCGACGGGCTCACGAGGGCGTAGTCGCAGAGGAAGGGCGGGTGGCCACCGACGGCCAGGATGCGGCCGTCCGTGGAGGCGCTGGCGGCCGACGGGTACACGGTGTAGGGGATGGCGAGCGCGAGCTTGGCCGCCTTGATGCGCGAGAGATCGTGGTCGTCGGTGGCCCAGTAGATGGGCAAGCGCTTGCCGTCGAAGGTGGGGTCAGCAGGGAAATGGGCCATCAGTCAATCCACTGCGCGCCGAGAAAGAGAGACATATATACCTCCGCGATCAACTCGAATAGGGGGTGAAGCTGGCGCATAAACGCAATGAACAAGTCAACTACGTGGTGCGCGGAAATCTCAATATCATTCAATCAGTAAGTCCTGTCTTGTTGGAGTGAGGATTGCGGGGAAGATTCATTCTGCTGCGCCAGCGACTTACGGTACGGCTAGAACACATTGCCTTAAGAGCAATCTGATTGTCGCCATACTTCTCGGCATACCAGAAAGCAATCTCGTCATACATATCATCACGCTCTTCACGAGTCTTTGCACCAGGCTTTCCGGAATTGACGTAGTGGGTAACCACGACAGAACCATCGGCCTTAGTAATTTCTTTCTTCTGTACGTATGACACAATTACCCTCTTCTACCATTTCTAAGCCAGCGCGACATGCTCGGCTGTGGTATGCCGGTAAGCCTCTCGATGAAGCGGAGCGAGGTCCCGCCATCGACGATAGCCCTGAGCTTATCGACGCTAAGCATGTCGTATGTCTCGTATTCTAGCATAAGGTCATACATGAGACTCAGGGTGCTCGCGCTCAGGCGTCCGCCCCTGTTGCGGGCTACCGGGATGGCCTTCAGGACCTCGTACTCGGAGAGTCCAGCCAGCTCTGCGATGTTATTGCGGCTGAAGATGCCGTACTCATTAAGCCCTTTTGCTGCTTCAATGCGCTCCTCAAGAGGCGCGGTGAATTCCATAGCAGTGACCCTAAGTGCGTATTCAATAGCGCGCATATTAAGCCTGCTTAATTCGGTAGACAAGCTCGCCGGATGCGTTGTCAGCCCGTGAGTAAATGCGACCCTGGGCAATAAGGTTTTCAAGATACTCCTGAGTGAATCGCTTGGCATCAAATGATCGATACTGGTAAATGCGAGAAGCCTTGGCCTCGTGATCTTTTTGGCCTGCCAACCATGTTTCAATCTCATCCAGGTTGCGGCTGAAGATGGTGTCGCTTACTCGACCGGCTACATACAACACCGTGTCTGTAAACTTCTCCATATAATACGCAGCCCTCAATACGTGCTCAGTTGTGACGTACTTGCTTGAATCAGACATGGCAGCAAGTGCAGAGAGCTTGCGGAAGTTGTCATGCATCCGCCTACCTACCGTAGTGAAGATTTCCTTGTCGCCATTTGCAAGCATGTACTCCTGCATTTTCTTACTCAACTTCGCAGCAAGAGCCTTGGCTTCGTCGGTCATTTTCATGGCCCGGCTGGTCTGACCTAGTGGTACATCAGAGAGAAGGTCTAGCTTGTTCTGAGCAAACTGAGACGCCCAGTATTTTGGCATTGCTTCATACTCCTGAATAGCATTGTCATCTTCAGCCTCATCAATTTCGTAGACCTCATCGCCGGTCTCAATATCTTCGGCATAAGACCAGAGCTGTCGGGCAAGATATCCAGACAGGAACATCTCGCGATCAAGCGCTTGGAACATCCCACCGGGGGTACCGATGAGATGCATGATCGGAATAGCGGATACGATCTTAGTTTCAGAAGCCTTACCGACTCGCTCTAGTGCAGCAATCTCGCCATCATAGATTTTGGTCCACGCTTCCTGAAGCCCGGTGTTCCATCCGTTCTGACGCATTTGCTTAAGGCGACCATGCGCCTCCTCGATGTGAATTACCGAGACCTTGCCCTCTCGGGCTACAAGCCTTTCAGTAAGCGCATTCTCCGAATGGTTCTCACCAATCCATGGAAGATCATGCGGGGAAGACATATTAATGATGCGCTGAGAAAGGCCCCAACTTTCACTCTTACCAGAAGATGAACCAGCTACGCCAATCGTGTAAATAGATAGAGGCAATCTACCTGTCCTCTTGGCGATGTACCCTGCCTCTCCATAGACGGCAGCCATCACAACCCAAACATTTGATTCATGAAGGGGAAGATTCATGACCTTGACTTTGCTACGGGCGTATTCCAGGTAGAGCCGGTCGAATGAAGCCGTCTGCTCCACCTTGCGGCGCTCGTTCTCGGACAAGAGGCGGACCGGTGGGATCGTCTGGACGCGCGAGCGCACCGGCGGCTCAATACCGGCCCCGGTTGCCTTGGTGCGCTCCTGCTCGACCGTGGCCTGTGCCTTCACGGCCTCAGACCACAGCCCGTCGATGCCGCGCTGCTCCTCGCGCCACTTGCTCGCGACGGGCGAGCCCCACGCAAGGGCCACGGTCTCCTCGAGGGAGAAGCCGTAACGGAATGCGTCGAGCAGAAGCCCCCATCGCTGCTGACTGCGCCAGCCGTCGGCCCCGACCTTGGGTACCTTGATGACCAAATCCAAGAGCCGGGTTTCGCTTGCCGGAATACGCGAAAGCACTTCTTCGTAATCCGGGAGTCCCTCGACGGGAGGCACAGGCAGCCCCGCGGTCTGAAGAACTGGCTGCTTGCTTACCTCGGCTTCGGTCTCTGCCTCGATTTCGATATCATCGTAAGCGCCGAGAATGTCGTCGAGCATATAGACGTTACCGGTGTTGACATAAGTCGTAATCGCATGCGGATCGACATTTGTATTTGTCGTCCCCGGAACGCGCATAAGCTTGGCTTTGGGCCACGACGACTGATCCGCGCCAACGTCCTTATGCGCAAGCGCAATCTTGCGCGCGGCGATGCTGGCCTGCGCGGTTGAGACCTTCTCGGGCAGGTCCCAAAAGAGCTGCCAGCGACCCTCACGGGTCTGCATGATGCGCGACGGCGGCAGGCGGAAGTTCTCGGGCGCAGCGGGGTCGGCGTCACACCACACGGTAGACGTGTAGCTGGCGAACTCGGTCTTGCGCTCCTTGCGCGAGAAAAGCGAGGGCGATGCGTAAACGTCTTTGTCTGCAATACTCTCGGCGTACTCCACGAGCTCGTCGAACTCTTCCGGGTACTGAAACCACATTTGCTTGTTAAGTGGGTTACCCGGACCGGCGACGGGGCGATGCCAAATGGTTGCAAACCCGCGGGCGTCCCCCCAATGGGCCGCAAGAAAGTCGCGCAAGTGCTCTCCTAAATTCGGGGTGAGTGGCGTGCTAACGCCGGAAAGCCCGAAGGTCATTTAACCTTCGGGCCTCCCGTGTGATGCCCCGCTGGCGGCGAGGACTTGCCGGATCCTTGGTGGCAGGTTTGCTGTCTGCGACCGTCCCGACCGGGCATGTCCTACGCCTCGGCCAAGAGACGCAGCGCCCACGCACGCCGCTTTGCCGGTGGTCCAGCGTTGCATCCGTGCGGTCTTTCAAAAGCCCAACCAGTACCGGAGCACGGCTGGGAGCAAGGTGGTCGTTTTCTTGCCGGGAGACCAATCCCGTCCATGCCCTAGATTCTCATGGACTAACAGAAGCAAGTGTCCGGGGGCCGATGCAGGGGCAATGCATCCACCGCTTGCGTCCCCACCTTCCACGGTGGGAAACCCCCTGCCCCGAAGGGCGCTGACTACTTCGTGGTGTAGAACTCGTCCGCGGTCTCGTCGGTGAGCTTGCCGAACTTCGCCTGAAGCGACTTGAGGCCCTTGAGGACCGCGGCGCGCTCGGGGGCCGGGCCACCCTCGCCCTCGAAGAGGTCGCGGTGCTCCTGCACGAGCTTGGAAACGCCCGCGTTGAACTTGGCGACGCGCTTGGCGCGCTCCTGGTCCGCGGCGGAAACCTCGGCGGTCGCGCCCTTGCCGGTCAGCTCGGAGAAGAGGCTAGTGACATCCTCGTCCGTGGCGGGCTTGCGGGGCGTGTACTGGCGCTTGCCAGCGCCCTCGACCTCGGTCTCGTCGGCGGAAACGTCGGGGGTAATCGTGGCGTCAGTCATTTTGAACTCCTTAGGATGATGAAGTGAATTGGAGGGGCGGGATGCTTTTGCTTCCCGCCCCCTTGTTGCTACGTGATGATAGTAGCACGACACGGAGGAGTTGTGTCAACTCCTGAGCAAACTTTTTTTAGAAGCCGCTCGCCATGGCGTCGTCATCGGACACTGCCTGCTGTCCGCCGCCGCCCGCGTAACCCATCTCGGAGAAGCCGTCCCACGTTGCGGGACGCGCGGACTCGCCGGGCTTGACCTTCGGGGGGAACTTGATCTTCAGGTCCCCCTTCTTGTCACCCGCCGTCTCGGGGCGACCGGCGCGCATCACGCCGTCATTCATCCGCCACTCGCCCTCCTCGACGTACGTCACGTCCTTAACCTCCACGAGTGCGCCGTGGTTGAACTTCGGGTCCTGTGCGTACGCCTCGGCCTTGTCCCCGAAGATGGTGAGCCGGTGCCAGCTCGTCGTCGTGTTCACGTACTCGTCCGCGCCCTTGGTCGGGTCGTAATACTTCTCCTTGCGGTTCGGGTCCTTCTCGACCTTACCATTCTTATCACTGTGGCGCTCTGCAATGACAAGTCGCAGAATCGAAATCTTTCCCTGCTTGAAATTGAAATCAAGCGGAAGAACCTTCTTGGTCTCCTTGTCCATCGAGATAATGGTGCCCTCGTAGCTAATACCGTTCATGCTGCGTTGCTCTCCTTTGTGTTGGCTTTCATTTCAGCGCGGCGAGCTTTTTCCCGCTGCGCGCGCTCGTAGTCTACGCGAGTCTCCGCCAGGTTGGCGAGGAATCCCTGCTGGTCCAAGTCGATGTCCTCGGACTTGTCTACGATTTCACAGAACGGCGGGATCCTCTCGCCGTGAGTGTCCAAGTCGGCCGGCCGAATGTGGAGCAGCACGTAGCGATCCCACACCGGCGGCTTCTCCTGGATCCACCACGACTCGATCTTCTTGCCGTCCTCCGTCTTACTGGCGTACATCGCGCCCTCGGTGCCCTCCGGCACCTCGACCATGATCCAGTCACACGAGCCCAGAGCCGCGAGCTGGTAGCCGTGCTCCGTCCACGTGTTGCGGCTGCTCTTGAGGTCCACGAGGCAGCGTAGGACGCCCTCAGCGCCCAGACACGGATTGTCGTGCAAACAGGTGATCTCCCAGTCCCCATCGCCCGTTCCTGCCACCTTCCAGCGGTCGTTAACGCACGTGAACTCCGAGTGGTAGACCTTGATTCGGTGAGTCTTCAGAAAGTCCTCGAACGCCTCAATCATCTCGACAACTTCTCGAGACTCGGCCTTCGGAAAGACGCCGAAGCCTACCAATGCGTCGATGAACTCGTGGATATTGGTACCCAGCTCGGCCGCGTCGTCCCGAACTCCGATATAGTGCTCTCGGATTTCGGTTGCTTCCAGATCGGGCTCCTTGCGCCACATCCACCTGAGGTAGCCCCAGTTGGAAGCCTCGTCGTTGCGCATGAGGTAGTCCACATTCGCGATTGCAAATGCAGCAGTCTGGTCTGCTACCCACTGCAAAAGCTGGGGCTTATTCACGCGCTTTAGAACTGTGGTTACGGACGGGTAAATTTCCTGCCGCCGCGTGACTGTGCCCTTTGCGTCGATGTGGTCATACTTGCGGCCGGGAATTGCGTACCCGCGCCCGCCATAGCCTGAGCGGGCTACGGCAAGCTTTGGATGGGCCACTAGTCCTTCTTGGCCTTGCGAATCATGCTCTGACGAACCATGTTAAGAATCCCCTCGCGAGCCTCTTCGTTCAGCTTGTCGAGCGTCCACGACGCTCCGGTCGCCTCTCCGTCAATTTCAAGACGAATCTTAATGTCCATGCTCATATCTCCAATCTCGTCAAATTTTTAAAACTGATTTTCGAAAAATGTTTAGTGCGTAGGCTCCGGCTTAACCTTCTTCTGCCAAGTCGAGTCCCAATCGTCAGTGAGGGCCTTTGTGAGCCCCTTGACCTTCGGCAGCTCCTTAATTGCATCAAGGAATCCCTGCTTATAAAGCTCCTGGGAAATGACGGTCGCATCCTGAGCGGTGACGCCTCGATCCGCGAGCGCGCCACGCAGTGCCGCCTTCGCCACGTCGATGCCCTCCTCCGCCTGTGCGGGCGGCGCAGTGGTACCCGTGGCCGGATCTGTCGGCGCAGCAGCGCCCTGCTGGCGCTGACGCGCGCCCTCAGTCATTTGCTGCTGGCGGTTCGGCTTGTCGGGCTCAGCGGGGCCGTCGGCCTCGTCTCGGACCTCCGAGAAGGCTTCAGCGTCGGGGTCGCCCGTGCGGATCTGAAGCACCTGCGTCAGCATGTTCTTCTGCGCGCCACGCATGGCCTTATTCACGGCCTTGTCCTGATTGTCGGTTCCCTCGCCAACAGATTCGGCCTCGACATAATCGGCGGCGTTCTCGGTGTTGGTCAGCCGCCAGGTCACCGTCACATTGACAATGGTCTGAATCTTCGGAGGCTTGCCATTCCACTTGATCGCCATTGCGTCAAGCGTCGGAGCGGAACTTACCGGCTGCTCTCCCACGAAATACTCCGTGTGGCGCAGAACTCGATAGGGAACCGCGACAAGGCCGATTGCGGCCATAAGCGGCTCAGTGCGCTCGACAATCTGCTCGGTCGGCATGTAGGCATAGGAGCCCTGCGCGCTCGGGCCCTCGCCGTCCTTCGCGATATGGCCAAGGTTGCGCATGAGCCAACCGACCTTTGCGATCGCGGTCGCGCTCCGCATCTCCTCGGCGGTTCCGCCAAGCTGTCCGTACTCAGGCATTCGTGCTCTCCTCAAATGGGTACATGGGCCACTCCGGCCGCACAGTTGCAACCGTACCCTTCTTGTCAAAGTATGCCTGAAGGCTCGCCGCCTGGTCAGCCTTATTCTTGATCTGCCGATGGTGAATCTGCGCGAGCGTCAGCGGGGCCAGCCATTCGTGCTGAAGCTGCTTCAGCGTGACGCGACCAGCCATGCGGCAATCCGCCTGGGCATCGTGCGCGTTTTCCTCCACGGGGACACCGTAGATTCGCGCCAGGTCCACGAGCTTTCGGCTTCCCTTGCGGAACGTGTAGAGCTTCTTGTCGATGACGAATGTATCGAGCACCACATTAGGAGCGCGGAAGTTCTTGATGCCAACGTGTCGGCGCAGCTCGCGGTCGAGAATGGTCAGGTCGTACGGCGCGTTCATGATGACCACGGGATAGTTCCACCGGCTCGCATAGTCGAGCTTCGTGGCAATCTCCATAAGAGCCTTGTCGATATCCTTGCGGCCCTCGGCATGTGCCTTCTCGGTGGTAATTCCGTGAATGTCTGACGCGCCCTCGGGAATTGGAATGCCCGGGTCGATCAGCCACTCGTGAAACTCCGTCATAGTCCCGTCGGGATCCATGAGTCCGATGAATGCGGTAACGATGCGATCGTTCTCAACGTCAACGCCGCTCGTCTCGGTGTCAAACACCATAATCTTATCTACTCTTGGCATGTGCGTTCCTGTTCCTCTCGTTTCTTGCGTTCACGTCATTACGATTACAAGTCCTACAAACCCGAGAGCCACGAGGGTTTATGTAAGTATTACTAGGAGTATATTCATGGTTTTTTGGGCAGTGTGTTTTTCTTTTATTTTTCCACCCAACACCTCCACGCTTTATATTTTCTTGCTGAGTAACGGCTTCAAGATGGTCAGGCCGAACGCACATGCGATTTCGACATAAATGATCTATTTGTAGGCCGTCAGGAATCTTTCCATTCACGGCTTCATAAGATAACCGATGAGCGGAAAAACCTTTATTGTGCGTGTAGAAATATGCATAGCCGTCCCCGTTCGGAGCGCCAGTCCAGACCCAGCAGGTCTCGGTCTTGCGCACCTTGGCCCAGAAACGCTCAGTGTCAGTAGCCATGTATGCATAGTATCAAACTACTACGCCCGACGCACTCCCGCTTAAGCGAGGCATTCATCGCCAAGCGCTTCTCTAGCTGTTTACCCATCACGTTCTCATCTATGCTGCCAGCGCGAATGCTCTTGATGTGGACAACTCCGCGAACCTGCCCTCTACGATCCAAGCGGCCCTCGGCCTGAATCTCAGTGGTAGCGTCGTCGCCCGTCTCCAATGACCAGAGGATGTTTGTCGCGCTTTGGAGGCCGTCGATGCCGGTTCCAATTGACTGGACCTGTCCAAAGACGAGCTGCAAGCTTCCATTTTTAAACTGCTCCTTCGCAACATCTCGCGATGCCTCGCTAGCCATGCCGGACCATTCGAATGCCTGATACCCCTTGGCTTTAAATCTACGAGTAGCTTCGGCAAGGAACTTCTGACTTTGCGCCAGAAATAGCACCTTCTCGTCGGGGTGTGCCTTCAGCCATTCCTCAATGTCGTCGAGAGTCGGGGACTCGCAATCCACATCAAAGTAGACCTCTTCCTTCTCATCTTCGGTCGCTGGAATCACAGAAGGCACAGCCAGCGTCATTTGCCGGATCCTCATTCTAGCCGTAACCGGAAGCTTTGCCACTGTCGGGTTATCTTCCAGCCAAGCAATGTAGTCGGTCTCCATTTGCTTAATCATGCGCTTCTGCGCAGGCGTCAGCTCTAGGATGCGACGAATCTCAATCGGCTCGGGAAGGTCAAGGAACCCCTTAGGGTGAAACTCGCAGCAATTCCGGCGCTTAAAGTGCTGGACATACACCGGGATCGCAGCGGCAAGCGCGCCGGGAACCAGCTCTCCATCCGGCTCTTGCTTGCTTTGCTTAAAGTGGGCGTATACCATGCGACACCACTTCTGGCACCAACGCCAGTAGCTCTTGTCCGCAATGTCGCCAGGCTTGTCGCGCTTCGGGTATACCCACCGAAGTAGATTCCAGAAGTTATCGAACCGGTTGCGGAACATCGTCCCGGACATTGCGAGGCGCGCGCGGCTACGGAAGCGGCGCAGTGCGCGACCCCCGGCGCTCTCGCGGTTGCTCAGAAGGTGCGCCTCATCCACGATGGTCTGATCCGGGTTGCCATGGTTCAGCTCCTCCGCGCGCAGCGTGAAGATGGAGTGCGTGCAAATGTAATAGCCGGGCATGCCCAGCGTGTAATTTACCCAGTTCTCAGCGTTCTCTTTGGTGCCGTCGAGCCGGTAGACCTTAGCTGTTGGATCCTGCCGAATGATGCCCTCGGTCCAAGTGTCACGGATGGTCGAGCGCACGGCGACAATGAGCATCGTCTGTGCGCTCGACCGGCGCATGACCTCCGTAGCAATCAGCGTCTTCCCTGCGCCCGTCTCGGCCACGACAAAGCCGCACCCGCCCCCGTCAAGGATTGCCTGAATGTCGGCCTCCTGGAAGGGGTAGGGGATCAGTGCGGTACTCGGTAGTCCGGTGGCAGTCCCCACAGGTTCCGAATGTATGTTTTGTATTGCCCGTTCTGTAGGGCCTCCTCTGCCATTGTCTCGAACCGGAAGTGAAAGCCCGAATTCTGCGAAGAGCGCGGCGTCTCCTGCTTTGCCCACTTATTCTCTCCTACGGTTGTGATGCACGGAATGATGACAAGTCTAGTCTTGGGAGACGGCAGCTCCCCGGCGTCAATCACCTGGCGGCTCCCATTATATAGATTCCCCAATGATGCTTTGCATCGCATCCGGGGTATCCATACGGATCCTCTTCGTTCATATAAATTCTCCCCGTTGCGGGGCGAGGGCACCAGCTACAGTAATACATTAAAGCACCATGTAATCAGCGACCTTTTGGCCGGGGCGAGGAACGAACTCAAAGATAATGTGAACTCCTCCGTGCGTAGAGAGTAGCTGCGACGACGAAAGGTCACCATGACCGTTTGAATTGCGCCAAGACCAGCGCGGCTTAAAGACCTCCGCCCGCTTGTATCCCACAACGCGGCTAACCCAATGCACGCCGTTCTCGTCTACGCCAACTCGGTACCCCCCGGGACGCTCTAGCTCTGCAACGGTATCAACCCAATACGATGCAAATACCAGCTCTTTTTCAAGAGCAACAGCGTTGTGCTCGCACTCTTCCTGCTCACGCTCCGGCTTGCCATCCTCAAAAAGAATCTTGGCAAGCCGCTGGGCATTTCGAGTTAGTTCCATTATTCACGTCCTGTTCTGTGTGAAATTGTATAGTGACCAAAGTAAATGCGAATCACGCTACCAATTCGCTGAAAATGAGCCCAGCGTGGATAGATTGCAATACCCAAACGCCAAGCCCGGCTGTGGTTGTCGAGATGCGTACGCTTGTCATAGCTGGTCTTATCCACCGATCACCGCCCAGACCGCACCAGTGACGAGAGAGCCGACAACCGCTCCAAGAGCACAGGCCACTGGGACAACCACGGCGGGAACATGTGGACGCATGAGCGGCGCGAGAATGGTCAGCTCGCTCGTAGAGGCATTGTAGCCAACCGCATTCACCCTGAGACGCTGAGGAGTGCTGTCGTTGGGGCTCGTGATATCAACCACCACGTCAATCCCCTGCGCCACGTCTGAGATGCCCGTGCTCGTGTTGTTGTCGGTCCCGGCGGCGTGCGCCAGACTCATTGCCGTATTCGTGTGAAACTTCAGTGCGTCCATTACTTAATAACCGCCGCTTCTATTGCTCCTGCAATCCTGTCAAGTGCTTCGTTTGGGTTATACCACTCGTGAACGTCAATCGTCTCACCCTCATAAAGAACGCGTGAAACGTCAGACGTGTCGCCGTTAATCGCATAGTACGTCTTGTCACCATTTTTAACGATTGCGTAATCGCGCAAAGTTCCAACAACCTGAGCCGAATTAGCATTAATCGTGATGACCTTACCGATCATCGCCGGGTCGAACGCGGTGTACGTCTTACTCATGCTCAATCATCTCCATAAGCGGCTCAAGCTCTTCGGCAAGTTCGGGTCGATCCATAAGAATCTCCATATAAACGTCCTCAAAAACAGAATCGTTTTGAAAAGTCAGGCGTCGTGCAGAGTAGCCCGTACGTTCCTTTGCGTAATCAGGAACATACCAACCAATGGGAAACGCTCTAATAACACTCATGGCATCAGTGACGCTTACATTAATCCAAGAAAGGCTAGCCTTTGGGTGCAGGTTGTTAAGAAGACCAGCCTGACTAGGGGCAACTGCGCCACCCTGCTCGCTGCTCTCGGTGGCAACCTTGATGCCGACAATCTTTGCGCTAAGAAGACTTCTAGTGCTCTTCATTTTGCTCTCCTCTACTTCTCGAAAGGCTCGTAAGCCCGGATCCAGTTGCCGTGTCCGGCAATGACTCGTGCGGCGTGCTTCTGCTCTTCGTCTTCCAGGAAGTCAAGCACGGGATCACTCTCGCCGTAGCCGAGAGCAATGGCCGCGTCAAAGCGGGCGAGAAGGTCGTTCAGGCCCGCCTCATCGTTGTAGATGCCAGCGAAGTAGTACGGCGCAAAGCTCTTACCGGCGGGGCGGTCGTACGTGAACAACACCCACCACTCGCCGGTCGTGTCGGTCCTGTCGGTGACCTCGGCGCTGAAGCCGAAACCAGCGTACGCGGGGTCCTGCTCAAGCTCGCGCAGGCGGGCCGTCAGCTCCTCGATACCCCCGTCCTGGGGCTCGTGCGCGGGGCCGGATCCTACGGCGTTCTGGTGATCGTACGCGGGCATGATGCCTCCTTCTCTAGGGGTAGTAAGACAATACTAGGGGCTACAGGATGCCGTCGGCAACCATTTGTCGGACTTCTTCGTGAAGAGTTCTCCACTCAGACTCAATCGTCTCATGCACTTCTGCTCCATTGAGAGCACGCATGAATGTCTTGTCGGCCACCATGATCTTCTTTCCGGCGACGTGCTCGGGGTGTGCCTCCACGAACAAAACTAGTGGGCCACCTCGTGAAAATTCAATTCTCATTTGAGCCATTGTGAGTGAGGCTGTAGCCATAAGCTCTAGTGCGTATCGAATGGCTTGCGCCTTCTGCTCGTGCGTAGTGGTAAATCTGCTAAGCAAAACCTGCTGATCGTCACGGATGGGACTAAGCGACGAGATTGGTTCAAAGCCTGGAAGCTCTGCGTACTCACTCATAGAAAGTCTTTTGTCTCTTTACATAGCTTGCATTTAAATAGTCCGAGATTCACCGTCTCCCACTTATGAATCCCCGAGGCACAGGCAACCTCCCGCTGAATCGTCGGAATACCACTCCCCAGTCGAATCGACTTTGTCTCAGGAATAGCTGAAAATTCAATATTGGATGGGTCTATGTGAGGCTCTACTGGCTCAAGCATTCGCCTCGGCCCAATCCGCAATTAGTCCCCGCAGCTCGTCCGGCTTGCCCTGCGACTTGCCCAGCTCATAGTGAATATAGCCGGGGCGCAGCAGCCCGTTCACGGTCTGGTCCGACTTGTCTTCCACGACGTGCATTCCGACGCGCGAATCGTCTAGCTCGACAATGCCCTCTAGTACATCCGGGTAGCCCTCGCCGCGATACGTCGTGGGGAAGCTCCGGTAGTAGACCGCGATAGACCGGCCGTGCTCAATCCAGGAGAATGCAGACCGGCGAGTCTCGGGGATGGCCGCGCGCCCAATGTCAGGGGCTCGCTCAATGATCTCGTCAACTGCGCGGGGGTGAGCTGTGTGAAGCGCCACTCGGCCGATCATGCGCTTAGAAATCTCGGCCTCAAGGCATTCTTTGACAAGCCGATTGCGCGCGTCCTCAAGGTTGCGCAGGCCCTTTTCTGCTGCCAGGCGAATCTCTGCTTCAAGCGTGCGCTTGGCGCTCTTGTAGTCGTCGTCCGCCTTTGCGGTGCGCTCAAGCAATGCTGCCTGATGTGTTGATAGCTGCTTAGCCATTGGATGCGGCCTTTCTCTTCTTGTCGGTCTGTCGCAGATGGTTAATGAACAGAATAATTGCAATTGCTCCGGCGATAGCGGCCAAGATTCAATCTCCAAATTTCTAATGTGAGGGGTGAAAATTCAATATTGGATTGCCTTATGTGAGGCCATTATCCCCAGTTTGCAATTGTACGAGCCTTTTCCTGCGCAGCCTTAAGCACGTCAATGTCCCCAGACAGGGGAGCCAGTAGCGCACGCGCGTCCTCTGCGGTCAGCGTCGGCCGCGCGCGTAGCTCGGCCAGCTCGGCGACGAGCGCGGGCACGTCGGCGGACGACCCTTCCAGCGCGTCAACGTACGCCTCGGCCGCCTCTTCGCTGCGGTCGTGGCCGGCGCGTGCCCAGGCCGGGATCACCGCATCACGGCGCGCCTGGATCTCGGCGAGGTCGACGGGCAGGGACGGCGGCGTGAGGGCGGCACGGACGAGGGCGAGGTCGGCCCGGACCTCCTCTCGCGTCTTGCGCCCGCCCGTACCAGGCGGATCCGCGGCATCGAGCGCGTCACGCGCGACGCGCTCGAAGGCGGCACGTGCCAGCGCGAGGCCGGGGCGCGTACCGATCAGGTCATCCACGGTCATTCAGGCACCTACCCTACGTAGCTCTGCCTCAGTGGCGGCACGGGCGCGCTCCGCCTCGACGCCCGCCTGGAAGAGAGCGCGGCGCGCGGCTCGGAGGTAGTCACTCGAGGCCGGAGCGGCTTCGTACGCCAGGTTGTAGGCCTCGTCGATCTGCTCGTCGGTCGGGTTGATCGGGAGCGCGCTCACTGTCCGGCCTCGCGCAGCTTCTTGCGCAGCGTGTCCGGCGCGAGGTCGAACGGCTCCGCGATGGCCTCCCAGGCGACGCCGCGCTCACGCGCCGTCTCCACCAGTGCCCGCGCTCGGTCGCCATTGTCGATCAGGTGGCGCGACTGACGGAGCGCGTGCCAGGCGGATGCGCCCAGCATTGAGCGGCGAGCGCGCTCCGAGGGGCTACCGGAGCGCAGCAGGTCGCGCAGCTCGGCTACGGTGATGCCCGCAGCGTCCGCGGCCTTCGCAATGTCCATGTAGCCGCTCACGACGGCGGCGGCAGACATTCGCGCGTTGCCCTTCGGGAACGGGTGGGGCTCCTCAACAGGGGCGGGCGTGACGGTGATGTTCTCGGGTGCAATGTTCATGGAAAGGTCCTATCTACTTAAGTGCGGTGATGGTGAAAAGGTATCCACCCTGCTTGCGGGTGACTTTGGTAACGGTCGTGATGCGCTCAGGCACACGGGCAACCGAGAGCGCGGCGAGGCGGTGCGCCTCTTCTCCGAATTGCTTATCTCGGTCGCCTAGCTCTGTAATCGTGGTGGGCTGCCCCTCACAAAACGCGGTAATGCGAATGCGTGAGTTGAAAGACTGGCCCTCTATTACAATAGGCGGCGTGATTGTCTCCTGGCGCGTGCGGACCTCTAGGTGATTGGTGGAGTGCGGATATCCGGGCTGCATTATACGGTTGCCTTCGGCGTGAATCGAATGGTGGCGTGATACGGGAACAGCTCAAGCGCGTACGTGTGCGTTGCCTCAGCGTGCGAGTAAAAATCGCGCACGACGGCGAAGGACACCTCTTGCATTTGTTTGGCCGTGGGGCACGTGTCCGGCATGTCTGCAATTACGATCTTGCCATGCGCGTTCCGGGTCTGGATGCGCGCGGGGCGCTCGCCTGTTGCATTGAGATAGCGCACGCGGACGGTCTCGGGTACGGGTGGCGCAACAGGCTCGACGGGAGGCGTGTAGCCAGGGTCGATGCGCTGCTCTGCCACAAGTCGCATGCGCTTGTGTGAGTCCTCGTCAAGCGCGAGGCGCTTGCCACCAATGACGACGTAGCGCTCCCAGCTTTCGGGATCAAGCATCACGCGACGAATTCGGCCTGAATGCTTAATTTGGTAATTACTCTGAGTCACGATGTTGGAAGGGGCCCAAATGACCGACTTAATATCAGCGGAGTTAATCATGCTATTTCCCTACTATAAAAGTGGATTGAAATGCCCTAACTGAGCAACACCTACACCGGATCGTGGCCGGTATAGATGCAAGACAGTTAGATGCGTTCGATGTGGGTCAAACGTGTTCCATCATGACCTAGCGTAGTAAATTTTGCCATAACACCTAAATTTGATCCAGATGGTCCATAGCTACTAATTACGCGAGCCGCTTGAGAATCTAAGACTGTTGTTACCACTTGACGCGACAGGGGCGTTTGGATTACAGCAGAATAGCTTGGATTTCCATAAACTGAATTCTTACCTTTTGTCAGGGCGATAATGCGCCCGGTCACCGCGTGTCCCATTACTTGCCACCCTTTGCAATTCGCTTTGCATCAATAAAAATCTGGGCGTCCTCCTGAGATCCAAAATAAGCAATAACGCCCCCCTCGTCCTCGTCGATAACGCGCACGGTGTAGTCGTCAAAAGGGGCGGGGCTTTCCAGGGAGTCCTCTGCGTCCGCAATGCCCCAGCTGTCGGAGTAAAGCATCACTTACCACCCTTCGCGACTCGCGCCGACTTGAAAGACAGCGTGCGAGCCCGCTCGGATGCCGACCTCTTACCCGTGCGCTTCCCGTCGCGCTTGTCCTGCTCCGTCTCGTCATCGAAACGGCGGATGGTGTTCGTTGCCTTACCATGATGCATTCCCTAACTCTCGTTGGATTGAATGATTGGAATTGTCCGAACGGACAACGCTAACCACGTAGCTGATTACGTGACTAACGCAAAACGTTCGGGCTAGCAGGCCCCGCAGTCCCGGTGTCCGCAGCGGCAATCCGTGTCCTGCTCATCTTCCTCGTCGGTCGGCTCCTCCTCATCGTAGTGGTCGCCATCCGACCACTCAAACCAGGTCCCATCATCGACCATGCTTGATTCGTAGTCGCTGATGCCGACTCGGAATGCAATCGGGTCGCAAGACTTAAGAATATCGGACGGGTTGAACTCGATACCAGCCACGGTAACGGGGCCGTCCTCGTCGAGGAGCTCCGCAAAAGCGTCTTTGGTGTTGATCTGATTTGCCATGATGATTCCCTAACTTAATGGATTGAATCTGCCCTAATTAGGCAACGCGCATATCGAATGACTCGATACGCACGCAACGCAATTAGTTACAATTTACTTTGCTTGGCGCTTGTGTTCCATAAACGCGGGGCCGGTCTGCTTATCGTACCCATAAGCGCTAAATTCACCGCAAGAGCACTTTAGCCCGCGCTCTCTTTTTTGATTAGGCTTTAACGGCTCCGAATAAATAGGAGCGTGCTTTTTTTTGCAGTCCATGATTCCCTAACCTTAGTTGGATTGAATCTGCCCTAGCCGGACACGAGAGGCACAGTCCGAAGACTGGGCCAATCGAATCTATCTAGTGCGAGTCGCTATGTAGTTTGAAAGTCTCAGTCGTTCTGCCGGTTCCGCTTCCGCGTTCCCTGCTGACAAGACCCACACTACATGCAATGTCCCATGTCTACCAAATCGGGCCCTCGTCCCAGCTAGCCGTAACATATGGCAATTATGTACCAGGCTTTGTATTGCTACAACGCTTGCTACAAAGCGCCGCGCCACCATCGCCGTAGGCGCGTCCGCAGGCGGATCGGAACCATGTGGGCGTTGTGCTCCTTGTGGACCCGCTCTGCCTCGTCGAAGGCCGCGAGCGCCGCCGCTGCTAGGTCTCGACAGGTGTCCCACCGCTCCGCCCGGCGCGCGCGCTCGTGTCCAGCCCTGAACCGCTCACCCCGGGCGAACGCGGCATCCGCCCGCGATATGCACCCGTCCGGCTCCCACTCGACATCCAGCAGAGTGCCCATGCGCCAATAGCTTTCAATGCGCTCGCGCGCCATCCTCGCCCTGAATTGGACCACCACTAATCCACTCGCCAGTATCAATATCCATAGTCAGCGCGCGGCGTCCATGAGTTAGGTCAGCTTCGGGAACTTCTCGCGCAGCAGCTCAATCACGATGCGCGCCATGTCCTCATCGCGAATGTGGCGTGCGTGATCTGCCGCCCGGCTCTTGGTCTCAGCATCCTGAATTGCATCAGTGCGGAATTCGTACTCATCATCGCGGCGGTTGAACCACTCCGCGATCTTTTCCCGGGCCACCTGGTCTTTGGCGCTACTATAAATGGTGTTCTTACTGTAATCCAGCACCAGCGCAATCACTTCATACCAGTCAGAAGTCTCGTCGATGTTGTCGGCATCCATGCGCTCCACAGGAATGGCCGGGTTGAGCTTCACGCCGTCAACCACGATGCGCACTAGCTGCTGCTTCTCGGCGGTGTTGAACCAGTTATACGATGCGGGCTTGCCAACGTCCACACTGATTCCGTGTGCCGACAGCGGAATGCGCCCAGCCGCAACAGCAGCAACTCCCTCCGCTTCGCGTGCGGTGTTGAACTCGTCAGTGTGGTAGCGGCGCGGTATCTGCTCAGACAGCTTCGGCTGAGACGGTGCCAGCGGGCTGCCGAGTGGCTCGGGCGCGTGCGACAGCAGGTGCATGCCCGCCGGGCCTTCGATGTTGGGGGTACTGGGGGTGGTGTTTGGGGTGGTGTTTGGCGTCGACTCACTCTGGTTCACCACGGGGGCGCAGTCCTTCGGGTCGCGTCCGGGGGTCCAGGTGGGCTTGCCCTGGTTCGCTGACTCGGGGTGGAGCACCGCGCCCGATTCGGTCAGGCTCTCACCGCTGTACTCGTACGCCTCGGGCGGGGTGTCATCGGTGAACTCGTGCTCCGTGGGGGTGTTCTCGGTCATGGTTTGTACCTCTCTTATAGGGGGTGCTGCGCGATGTGTGCGCTGTGGGTGATGTTGTGGGGCGTTTGTGCTGGTCGTGCGGGAATTGCTCGAGGCCTAGATGATGCCCGCCCATCCAATGGTCTCGACGAGCTGGAAAACCTCATCGGGGTCCAGGCTGTGCCTCTATAGCTGCAACATCCGCCGGTGCCAGGTGCCAGGCGTCACGCCATGACAGCCCCGCAGGCTTCGGCGCTCGCGGGTACTTCGCGCGGCTCAAGTCGGCCGCGTATCGCCTGATGCTCGCGATCTTGGGCCGTAGCTCGTCTGCGGTCATGGGGCGCGGCAGCCACACGGTCACCACGTGGGTGCTGTCCTTGCGCTGGGTGGCGGCATACCTGGCTGAGGTGCTCATCGTTACCTTCCTGTTATTTCCGGCTTACTCGGACAGCCTATCACACATAAGACACTCCAAGGTGATCTGGAGTGCTATATGGCGATGTACGCTATGTTATAACGCTATATAACATAGCGTATATTTTATAGACGTTCGCATAGCACTAACGGCCATATCGAGCTGATTTGGGGGTGTAATGTCCCATGTTGTTGGAGGCAGATCGTGATGATTCCGGGCCCCTAGGGGCATGTCCCTATAATCGTCTAATATATAATATGTATATTACTATATAGCTATATAGCACTATACACAGAGTATGAGCGAGAGCGGTTGAGAACGAGATACCGGCTGATTTGACATTGAGCCGCCTTGCATGCTATGTAGACCTCACTGTCTCTACCCTTGTATTGGTACAAAGGTTGGTACATAACTGCATTTCAGGATCCCAGCATTGCGATTGCGATGATTGCCACCCAGGAAGTCCCCACGAATGCAATTGCGGATGTGGTGATGAGGATCCAGTCTTTTGCGGTTAGTGAATTGGAAATGTTGAGTTGGTTCCCACTCCCCAAATTCGCCCTATGTGAGGCACTTTTCACCGATTCCAAATTGACATCTCTGTATTGTCCCATGTTGGAGGTCTCGTTGTGGGGGTAGTGAAATGCAGAGGGCATTGTGGGCTTGTCCATTGTCTGACTACTTCCTGTTTAGATAGTGCGCAATGATGATGGGTACTGATGCGGCTAGGAGTTTGGCTGCAAGCGTGGGCGCATATACGGGCCTACACCTAGCACAGTGCGTGCCATCGCACCTATGCATGATTGGCGTCATTGCGCGCATCCCACTTATTGAGGGGTATGTATGCGAGGCGCACAATTGCAGTAGGCACAATGACGGCCAAGGGTAGAGCAATGCTCAGGGTCAGTATGTCCACGAGTGCGGTGCTCATGCGCGAATACCACGCATGCGCTTGTCGAGGCGGATGATGGCCTTGCACATGATGATGAACTGAGCAATGCCAGGCACAATGAAGAGCACCACGAACGCAGAAGCAAACACCATGACGATGAATAAGAAAATGTAAGCATCGTACATGTGCGTGTGGATGAGCATTGTGATCTCCTTGTGGCGTGTACCCGGGGGTGGGTACTCATCCAGTGTAGTGGACATGGGACATTCCCCCTAGGTGTGTAGCCCCCCACATTGGGGGACATTTGGGTTAGATCGAATTGCGAGCAATAGTGGGGGGTGTGGGGATTGTGCATTGAGCCATGATGACTCAGCTTTCGAGCTGGCTGAGAATTCACCTGAAACAATCGAAAAAACTTGACTCAAGTGGGGTGCGGCGCCTC